CAGCACCCCACCCTTTGCGGTGTAGGGTGTAGGGCAAACGCCCGACAGCACCCCACCCTTTGCGGTGTAGGGTGTAGGGCAAACGCCCGAAAAGCCCGACTGAGGGGCATTAAAACACAGTATAGCTGATATATTCAGCCGTCGCTGGTGCGTGGGAATTAAGCCCACGGTTTCGAGATAGTGAAAATCCCCAGAGGTTTGAGCCTATGAGCCTAAGTGCGGCTTGCATAACTGAGGGCTATACACCAAAGTGTTAGAACTTTGAGGGTATCAGCGAAACCTCCGCCCAAGGGCGTTATATTCCAAGGAATTGAGGAATTGCAACACGGTATCTGAAAAGCGAAAACGCAAGTAATGTGAATATGCAAAGAAAACAATCCGTATCGGAATACTGATGCGGTTTGATAAACCTATAAATCAAGCACATCTGCCGGTAGTTATGAGATGCCCGCAGGTGTGCTTTCTTATAGGCTTATCCTTTGAGCCTATAAATTTTAGCCGATTGAGAGGTAATCAGAATGGCAACAGAAATCATTCGTGAAATCGAAGGAAAATCGACAAAGGATACCTTTAAGCTGACGGTATCGAGCAAGCCTGAGCTTCGCACTATGGCGGAGAGTCTGGCAGCGGTCTATAACGACGCTGTTCTTGACGGCAATTTTAACCCCGTTATCGAGGTTATCGCCGAGGACAACAAAGAAACCGCTATGGCGGTTCGTGAGGCTATGGAGTTCATCGTGAACAAGTATACCTCTATCGCCCGTACCGAGTGCTTTGACGCTCTTAAAGCGACGGATGACCCTATGCTTGAAGCGGTCAAACAGCTTACCTATCCGACTATCCGTATCGTTGACAAGCCCGGCAAAAAGGACGGCGAGGCTCCCAAAACCTCTATCGAGGACAGTGAAAAGCCTATCGACCTGCTTAAACTTCATAAGTATGTCGGCGGCGACGGTATCGGAGCAGACAAGAATTGGGCTTATAAGGTCGAAAAGCTCAACTTCCTTATGACCGCCCAAAAGGCGGTTGACTTGGGTATTGACCCGAAAGCGGTTCACGACAGTTACGCTATGTCGGAAATCAGTCGTGACATCGACCTCGGTAAGACACCGACTTCCAAGACCAATATCCTCAAAACCGTTCAGGCTATCGTAACGGCTATGGTCGGCGAGGAATATAAGGCGACATCGCACGATGTCAACTTCCTGATGTCGGTTTATTCCCGTAAGAACCGCAAGGCTTTGACGGTTACTTGTGCAAATCACAAGTATATGCGTCAGTACATGGCGGAAATCTGCCATCGTATCGTTCTCGGTAAGTCCTACGCCCTCGATTTCAAGGCAAAAAGGCAGTAATCCGGCTATTAAGGGGCGGTTTTCTATCGCCCCGACACTTTTCACACTGATGAGTCGTTATGGAAATACACGACGAAACCGCCGCAAACGGCGGTCTGTGGGTTTTCCACTACCAATAAGGGAGGTTTTTGGTATGAGCTACGAAGTTTTTAAGACGCGGGTAAATGCTCTTATCAATCGTGCCGGTGGCGGCATTAAGGTTTGGTTTTCGACCGACCCCGATAAGGGCAAACATTACGCAAACTGTTCCGACGGTACCACGATTATCGGAAACGAGCTTTGCAAGCGGGTTGAGGTTCGCTGGAACGGCAGAAATCACCGCAGTATTGCCACGATTTGAGGGAGGGTTTTATGTATCGAAAGTATTTCGTTTACCTCGATGACGGCAGAGATGTTTTCAAAGTCGCCATAGCTGCGGTAAGTGAAGAGGCGGCAAAGGCTTGGTGCGCGGGAAACGGCGAGGTTATCGCCGTTCGTGATGTCACCGAGGATTATCCAATCAGCGCGGATAAAGTGCGCGACGCACTCCGCAAGGCTTGTTTCGGCGAGTTTGAACAGGATTTCATTGTTCGGGCTTTGACGGAATTTGAAATCGTCGAGTAAGGAGGTTTTTTATGGCAAGCAACAACATCACCTTATCCCCGAAGTACGGGGTAAATCCGACCATCCCGGTTTGCTTTTGGTGCGGCGAGTCAAAGAACGAAATCGCTTTACTCGGGCATATCGGAGACGGCAGGAAACACGAGGATTTTGAAGCACCGAGGTATTCGGTAATTAACTATGAACCGTGCGATAAATGCCGAGCGCAGATGGCGCAGGGTTTCACGGTTATGGAAGCCACCACAAAGCCCAATCGGGTTTCTTCGGTGGAAATCCAAAAGGGTGTTTATCCTACCGGCAGATATGTGGTTCTCAAAAATGAGGCAGCCGAGAGGATTTTCGGAGACCTTATCAAGGGCAATCGCAAGGCTTTTCTTCCCGTCGAGGCTTTTTCGGAAATGTTCTGCGGAGGTGCCAATGCATGAGGCATTTCCTGTTTTTCGATGACGAAACCGGCGAACAGTTTATCGTCGGGGAAAATACCCAGACCGCAGCGGTGGAAACCGCAAGAGAGTTTTTCGACAATCCGATATATCTGGATGAGCTGTCGGAATTTGAAGCCGAATCAAGCGGTTTGGATGAGTATTAAGGAGGTCTGCCTATGGCGCAATCTCAAACCTGTTATCTGTCTAACGACACGGGAACGGGTTATTACAAGGTGGTTTTCCTTGTAAACGCAACCGGTCAGAAACTCGTCAGGAGTTTTGACTCCGAGTATATGGCTTGGAAATTCGTAAACAAACTGAAACACAGCAGGCGTTGCAGGCTGGTTTCTTATCCACTCTTTAAGTAGAGTAAATTCAAATATAAAAGGGGAATTTTATTATGAAAGCATTACTCATTATCATCGTGGTTCTTTACACCGCATTTAACCTTATCACTGCCAAGCTTTACAGCGCACGGGAAATGAAGCACGACTTCATTGACGGTCAGTGCGTAGTCGGCAAGGTTTTCGCAAATATCTTCTATCTTCCGGCGTGGGTACTCAAGGGCTTGAGATTCATTGTTGTGGCGGTGATTAAATGAGGCGCGGGCTTAGAGTGTTCATATGTGTATCTGTGGTTTTCATTGTTTTCCTCCTTTCTGCCGTTGGGTGTTATGAGCCGTCGTCTAACAAGGCGACGGCTTTTAACATCAACGGGCATTACAGGGAAATCGATGACGCTCAGGCACAGAAAATCGAAAACAACTTGATTGACAGGCTCGTTGATGAGGGACTTACCAACTATACGGTGTATGACTCTTCCGAATTGACCGAGGAAATTCTCGGGAATCGGGTTGGTAAAACGATTATCGAGCGTTGCTTTTCGCTGATTACATCTGAGACGGGCGACGCTCGAATCCTTAATAGTGCCGACCCTGATTTTTCTTATATCAGCTACCGCAGTTATGCGGAAGAGGAAATCCGGGAGGGAACCGTTATGCTGTCCTTTATGGTTTATAACCCCGAAAACAATTACACGGATGACATCGAGGAAAGATATGACTTCGTGCTAACACGGGAATTTGAGGATTAAGAGGTCTTTATATGTTGGCTGAAACAGTAACAGGGTATGTCGGGCAGGTTCTCGACGAGTGCGATATTGACGGTCACGCGCACGAGCTTTTGCACGAGCTGTACGATATTGCCTATAAAGAATTGACAGGAGAAGAGGAGGAAATCGAGTGATTACCAAGGAAAATCTGATTTCGATTGTATCGCGTGATACGGGATACAGTTCGGGTATGGTTCGCGCCATCGTCGAAAGCACGGTGCGAAACATCACGAAGATGGTATCCAGAGGACATAAGGTACAGTTCTCTGGGTTTGGGACTTTTGAGCCTAAGCGCAGAGCTGCAAGAACGGGTAGGAACCCGCACACGAATGAGCCGGTGCATATCCCCGAAAGGGTTTTGCCGGTGTTTAAGCCGAGCAAGGATTTCAAAGAGTCCTTGTCGGGCTTATCTGACAAAAAGTAAAAGTATATCGGTGCTACGAAGCCGAGCGGTACATATCAACACTCGGAGTTCCTGCGATAGCGTTTGATGCCGAGCAGAGCAGCAGTAGTAAATGGAGTTTGATGAACAGCCGAATACATAGGGAATCCCGCCAAACATAGGAATTGTCCGCCAAACAATGGGGGACGGGACGCGCCGGATATTGGATTGAGAATGGCATCTCATGTAGGGTGAGTCCGGCTTATTTTACCTGCGGCGCTTTCACTCTTTAGCGCCGTACACATAAAACCTCTTGCGCCTGCAAGTGAATCGGCAGATGTGGAAACTCCAACCTGTCTGCTGACAACCCGTTTTACAAGATATGAGGTTATCGGGTAATTTAAGCGAGGTTCGATTTGTTTCAGGTTTGCACAGAATAACTTTCGGTAGGGTGCTGTAATGGATGGTTGGCTCCTGAAACAATGGTGCGGTACGATTCCGCAGGGCAAGTGCTAAGCTATTGCAAGATAGCGAAACAGTGTACACGGCTTGCCCAACGCTTAGTCCCTGTATTGGTTAAGGTAGGTGAGGAGGCATCCGAAATCCGAACGCCATTGCAGGGCGCTGGGGACTGCGAAAGTGTTCAAGCGGTAGGAAATGCTGCCACCGCGAGGCGGTTTTGATTTGAAGTGCATCCTCGGAAGCAGGAGATGACTATTTGGTCGCGACAAATAGCCGGTAAAGCTTCCTCGCCTGCGGGTGTAGTTTAGTGGTAAAACACCAGATTTCCAATCTGGTTTCCGGGGTTCAATTCCCCGTGCCCGCTCCAAATTTTATACAAGGTGGTAGAGAGCATGAGAGCAACTGGTATTATTCGTAGAGTGGACGACCTCGGGCGCATTGTAATTCCAAAAGAAGTGCGGCGTTCTCTTCGCATCAGAGAGGGAGACCCGATGGAACTGTTTGTCGAGGACGGCGGTGTGGTTTTTCGCAAATATAATGCTCTCGAAGAGGATATGTTCGACACCGTGCAAAAAGCAATGAAAGCCGGAGGTCGTAGCTACGCACTGTACGATAGGGATATTAAAAGAGAAAGCTATCGTGATTCTGGTTATCCGCGCAACGTTCCTGATGAGTGGTTCGATAAGCGCGGGGAGTTTACCTATTTAGGTAATGCGGTTTACACCGTTTGTCGCTATGGTGATGTATGGGGCTATATTTGCACCGATAGAACAAACGATGATTACATCAGAGGAGTCATATCGATGGCAATCAGTTCTCTTGCAGATGACGCATAAGGAGGAAACCATAATGGCACAGAAAATTATTTTACAGCCGGACGAGGTGTGGGATTACTTCGTGGAGCACGAAGAGGAATGCGATGAATGTATGTTTGAAATCGCATCATGCTCCGAGTACGGGACAGCGGTGTATCTGTCGAGAAGCTCCAAGGGCATTGGATGTATTACTGTGGAAGCGGACGACCAAGAGGTTTATAACGAGGAAGTTATCGATGCTGAGGACACAAAAAAGACGGTGCAGAAGGTTTATGACGATTATCTCACGGATAAAGTTATAGAAATTCTGTCTGATTTTGAGCCGCAGGAAGACGACACCCTCCAAGACCAAGAGGATGAAATCGCTATGCGCGAGGAAGAGCTGGATAACCTTATCTGGGATTTTGTGATGGGTGTTTTCGGCGGAGAAACCTATGCAGATTTCGATTGTACCGGCGAAGTTCTCGACGACCTGAAAGACCATTTCCTCGAATATATGTACCGTAAACACGGGTTTGATATTTATCGCCCGATGGTTCTTGAGGACGAGGACGGAACAGAATTTTTTGAGGAATATCCATACGAACATATGGTGTTCGATGACGAGGATAACCCGATGTATAAGGATTGATTTCCCCGATAGCGGCTCAATGCTGCTTTAATTATAGAGACCAGCCGGTTCCTCCCCTCCGGCTGGTATGCTGCACGATTGGCTCTGCCTCCCCGTGGCGTGCGGTGGATGCGGGTTTATGCCCGTAACGAAAAGAGTACATTGAATGTAAGGAGTACATATCATGGCAAAAATCACTATCGCAGGGAAGGCTGTCGTTGTCACTTCCACCCTCAAGCTGGAGGACATCAAGACTGTCGGTAAGTATCGCCCCAAGGCTCTCTCCGTTTACGGCGGTGAGGACGGCAAGGAGGAGGTCTTTGCTATCAAGGCAGGCTGTAACGAGAATTTCTCCAAGTACGGCATCTGCTTTGCGGATGAGACTCGCGACGAGAAGCTCGCGACCATCACGATGACCACCAACTACGACGGCGATGACATCGAGGGCTTTGTTGCCGACTATTTCGGCGCAGCCATCATCTACCTCAACAAGCTTGAGGAGACTCTCCCCGCCGTCATCGAGGAAATCGCCGCAGAGCGTGCCTCTGTGATGAGCAACATCACCGTTATCGCCTAAGCGATTTCGGTAATGAGCCGTGCCCGCCGCATTTCTGCGGCGGGTTTTCAAACCAATATCAACCGAAAATTAAATGAGTTAAAGGAGAATTGATTATGGTACAGGTTACTGTAGGTAATAACGTTAAGCGCGAAAAGGTTATCGTCGATACGCACGCAACCCTTCGTTCCGTTCTTGAAGATGCGGGTGTGGATTACACTCGCGGTGTGATGCACCTCGATGGTTCCTCCCTCAATCCGGGCGACCTTGATAAGACCTTTGCCGATTTCGGCATCGGTGAAAAGTGCTTCCTTCTCAATGTCGTTAAGGCTGATAACGCCTAATCAGTAAACACCCCGGAACCCCGTCATGAAAATGGCGGGGTTTTATCTGGGGGATTGGCGGAACAGGCAGACGCAATGGACTTAAAATCCATCGCTTTGAAAGCGTACCGGTTCAAATCCGGTATCCCCCACCAAATGAATTTATAAATAAGGAGAGGTTTTATGTTTAGGCAGAAAGTTTGTCAAACGATGATGACTTCGGAAGCTGCTAATAACTTCTTCCAGCACATAACGGGTAACGATTGGAATGGAGATGTGAGCTTTGTCTCTACCCTCCGAGCCTTAGTTGCTCCCAGAATGCAGGAAGGTGAGCGGCTGAATGTTGTGTTCGGTTCTACAAGATATTCGGCACAGGAAATTTCCGGCGTTCCTGCAAAGAATGCCGTCAGAGCCATATTTAACGCCAACGCTTGGGATGCAGGAACCATTATGGTTCACACCATTGCAAACCAATCTCAAGAGGATAACTATGCGAGTCTTGAACTGTTGAAGAGCACATTTGAGTCTACCTATCCCGGATGGCATCGCCTCGAAAAGGTTACGGACTTCTTCCGTAAAAAATTCTATGCCCTTTGCTTTATCCACCCGGAAACGAGGCGAGTAGCTCTCTTCATAGACAATCTGGATTTACCCAAATTGCATTATCTTCAGTGTGCGGTTTTTGCGTTTCTCCCGTGGTATTTCGACCCCGAAAAGGGCGTTTCGGAAGAAGAGATGGCGCTTATCGAATCGCTCAGAGATAAATCTTCTTCAAAGTATGAAGCGTGTATCGCAAGAATTGCGGAAAAATATGATTTCAAAACAGCCCGTGTTCGCCAACTGCTTGCAGGGTTTGAAACGAGATTCGAGCGTAGAAAGTGCGAAGAGCTCAGAGAAAGCATCTCTGTAATTGACTCGGAAATCGACAGACTGAGCGAGGCGATTTCCGGCTATCTCAGACAGCGCCGGGATAGCGAGACTACACTCCTTGGTTTGGAACTGAAAATCGAGCAGGATAATGGCGGCGAGTCGGAAATTATGGATTACTTCCTGAGCAACGACAAGTTAATCCTCGAAAGCGTGACAAACTCCAAGATGGTCTTTGTGGTAAGAGCAAATTGCGAGTATTTTGATGAGGATATGGCAAAATCCATCATCGATAAGCCTGAAAGCTACGTATACAGACCATCCGGCAGAGCTTGCAATAATTATATCCAGAACGAGGATATGAAGCGACTCATGTATGCAATCTTTATCGACCAGACTGTGAAACTGCGTTTCTGCGCAGCGTATAGCTTCGACATCGGTGGTCGAAGTGTCAGAGGAGTTAGCCAGTATAACTATAGCGCCGAGTGCGCTGGATATATGCCGAATACGCATATCGACAGATTCTCTTGTATGGGAAGTTATCAGAATACTATCAACAGAATGCTGAAAGAAAACGACTACATCAGCGCAATCGAACAGTGTGTTGCCTCTTGCAAAAGTCTGAACTTTGCAGACAGCACGGTTATGAGCGAGTTTATGTGCCGTATGTACGGGCTTCAGGGGCATACCAATGTGAACAACAGATGTTTGGAACTGCCCAACGGACAGATTGTTACACCGAAAGAAGCAGCTGATTGGTTGAGAGAACAGGAGTGTGGCGGCAATGAGTAAGAATATCAAAATCACAGATGAGAGTCTTAATGAAGTGCGCAAGGCTTTTGAGGAAGCCTTATCCACAGGGAAGTTCTCCGACGGGAAAATCACTTTCACAAAAACTCTCGGCATCGTCAACCGAAAGGCTACCGTTTTCTTCACCGAGCTTGCTTGGCTCAAGATGCAGACTCTCATTCGAGAGTTTGATAAAGAGGTTGCTTGGCACGGTATCGCCAAGCGCGGAGAAGACGCTTCCAAGGACGAATATTACATAACGGATATTCTGGTGTATCCGCAGGAAGTGACGGGAGCCACAGTGAGCACCGACCAAGAAAAATACCAGATGTGGCTTATGAACCACGATGATGAGGTTTTCAACAACATTCGGATGCAGGGGCATTCTCATGTCAACATGGGTGTCACCCCGAGCAGCGTGGATACATCACTCTATGACCGGATTCTTGAGCAGCTTGATGACGATATGTTCTACATCTTCATGATTTGGAACAAGCGCAAAGAAAAGACTATCAAGATTTATGACCTTGCTAAGAACATTCTTTTCGATACTTCGGATGTCACAGTTGAAGTCCTTGATGATGGAACTGGTATCGAAAAATTCCTCAAGGACGCAAAGGACGCGGTAAAGGACAAGCCTACTACGCCAACAACGACATATCAAAGCCCCTATCGCGGTTCTTATGGGTATGGCGGATATTATGGTGGATACGGCAGTTCCTACGGAGGTTCCGCAAAAGAGGAAGAGCCGAAAAAGACCGAGCCGTCCAAAGAAACAGCGAGTTCTCAGAAAAAACGAAAGGGAAAGCGCAAGGGAAAGAAACACGGTGGGGTCAATAATGCCTGTGACGAGAGTACGCAAGTGACTCTCTGGGATGGGTATGATGACGATATGGATGACCCGTTTTATGCAAGAGGTTACTAACAGGAGGTGATTCTCAATGACAAGGCAGGAGTTTCTTGACGATGTTTGCGATTTCGACGAGCTGAAGGAATTTTGTTATGACAATGATTGCGGGATTTGCGACGATGTCTACGGTGATGAATCGAAAGATGATTATATCAATGAACATCTTTCGGATATGGCGGATGACGCAGAAGACTGGAAGAGTCTCTATTGCACTCTGCGTGATATCCCGACCGGGTATGATTACTATCGTTTAGATGATTACGGCGAGTTCAACGGTCTGGACGGTGCCGACTTCGAGGACTATAAAGACGAGGTGCTCGAGTGGATGGACGATAATGAGTACTGGGACGAGGATGAAGATGACGAGGAAGAGTATTTCCCTCCGGAAGATGAATACAGCGAAGGGGAAGACGATGAGGAGTCATATGAAGAAGATATGCAGCCTGTCGATGAGCTTTTCAGCTTATGCAGTGAGCAGCTCCGAGTAATCGATGCAAAAGAAAAAGCCGAAGAGCAGAGAAGCAATGAAGAATTTCTTGCTTTTACAGCGGAAATTGGCGTGGTAGTAAACGAGGGAGGTAAAGCAGTATGATGGATTTAAGCAAATCCTATGATTTTTTCCAGCCTGAAAAGGACGACGCCCGTATCCATATTGTTGGGTGCGGTTCTGTTGGTTCCACCATTGCGGAAAACTTGGCTCGCTGTGGTGTAACAAAGATGACACTGTGGGATTTTGATAAGGTTGAAGCTCACAACATCGTCAATCAGATGTTCCGACAGCAGGATGTCGGTAAGTTGAAGGTTGAAGCCCTTAAAGATATTCTGAGCGACATCAACCCCGACATCATCGACGATGTCGAACTCAAGCCTGACGGTTGGAAGGGCAAGCTTATGTCCGGCTACATCTTCCTTTGCGTGGACAGTATTGAGCTGCGCAGAGAAATCGTTGAGAAGCATATGGATAGTCCGTATGTAAAAGCGGTATTTGATTTTCGCACGCTTCTTGAAAGTGCGCAGCACTACGCCGCTGACTGGTCGGATTATAAAATGAAAAAGGACTTATTGAAGTCCATGCAGTTCTCGCACGAAGAAGCCGCCGTGGAAACTCCGGTATCGGCTTGCGGGGTTACGCTCGGAGTTGCGACGACAGTACGTGCGGTTTGCGCTATCGGTGTTGCAAACTTTATCAGGTTCTCCAAGGGTCAGGGCATTAAGAAGTTCATGAACATTGACCTGAGTACATTCATGCTTGACGCTTTTTAAGAGGTAAACAAACTTAGACTGTAATGAAATGTGTTTCTTTGAAACAGCTTTTCGCTGTCAGCAAAAGTGACAACTTGAGAGGAAAATGGAGGCTGCCAAGGAGGCGTCTTCACTGAAGGCGGAGCCCGTACATCCGGAAATCACGAGGCTATTAACCATCAAATTAAGCAGTATTCCGTTGTCCTACAACAAGTCGTCAGATGAGAAAGCCATCTAACCCGGGACTCCAGACTCGAATTCGATGCCCGCTTCTATCTATAATGATTACAGTCAAACATAAAGGAGGTATTCGTGTGGTTTACATTACAGTAAAGCAGCCACCAATGTATAGGCAAATGACATTGGAAGAGCTTCTTTTTGGAACGGAAATTAAACCTTCCATAGTGAACAACAACATAACAAACACGCATACATATGTTGTTGACAGAGTAAACGATAAATATCGCAAGCGAATCGATGTCGATAAGATGATTGAAAAGCTTGCACAGTTCAATCAGCAAACAGAATCGCTCAGAGTACATCAGCCCCGCACAGATTTATATTATACATTCCACATACCCAAGAAAAGCGGTGGGCTTCGGCGTATTGATGCTCCGAACGATGAGCTGAAGAACGCACTTAGAAATTTGAAAGAGATATTCGAGAATGATTTCGGATGCCTGTATCACACAAGTGCGTTTGCATATATGAAAGGACGCGGCACAATTCCTTCGGTTAAACGACATCAGGCGAATGAGTCCAAGTGGTTTGGAAAATATGACCTTTCCAACTTTTTTGGAAGCACAACGCCTGATTTTGTCATGAAGATGCTTTCGATGATTTTCCCTTTCTCGGAAATCGTTAAAACAAGTGGTGGTAAGGCAGAACTCAGTAAAGCGCTCGACCTTGCCTTTTTGAACGGAGGTCTTCCGCAGGGAACGCCGCTTTCACCGACGTTGACAAACATTATGATGATTCCGATTGACCATAAGTTATCAAACGGACTGCGTAACTTCAATAATCAGTCCTTTGTTTACACAAGGTACGCGGATGATTTTCTTGTATCCTCAAAATACGAGTTTAAGTTTATGGATGTAGAAAAATTCATCGTTGATGTGTTGGCGGAGTTCGGTGCGCCGTTCACAATCAAGACAGCCAAAACCAGATATGGCTCGTCTGCTGGTTCCAATTGGAACCTCGGAGTTATGCTGAATAAGGATAACAACATCACAATCGGTCATAAAAAGAAAAGACAGTTTCAAGCAATGCTCAGTTCATACGTTCTTGATAAACAGAACGGGCATCCGTGGGATAGAACCGATATCCAGACCTTAGAGGGTTATCGGAATTATTATCGCATGGTAGAGGGAGAGACTATCGATAAAATTGTCGAGCACATTGGAGAGAAGTATCACATTGATATAGTTGCTTCCCTTCACGACGATTTACGAACATAACAAAGATTTCTGTAATGAATATCCATTTTCATGGGGCTTTTTGCTGTAAGCGGAAGTGACGCGATGGTAGGGGAAAAGACGCAGGGAACTGGGACTCAAGAGCGGTCTCCTCTTACTGCGATGACCATCAAACAAATCATCGCATAGAAAATGAGCTGTTGTTACACAACAGCCAAACCCGTCAGTAAACACCAGATACACCTGCACCTCGCTGCCAAGGCGCCTGAGCTGTACCGGTATCCCGCCTGCTGCTGACATTGTAGATTACAGAAACCAGAAACAACTAAATGGATAAGCTGATAATGCAATTGCTTTTGCCTATGCAAACGCGCTCTTTGCTGTCAGTGAGAGTAACAACTTGAGAAGAAAATAGAGGCTACGGGAGATAACCGGATAAGCTTAAAAGAATCTATTACGAAATCCAAATAATTATTATAGATTCTTGGATGTTGTCCCACAACAATGCACTGAACTATCCTTCAGGTTCATCAGCTTGATGACCAGTTCCTGCATCCCAGCATAACGCGTGCCACTCCTGTGCCGCTCCCTTGTAGATTATCACTTATCCAACAAAAGAATTGTTCCTTTTAAGGAGCTCTCGAAAACCTGTTGTAACACAACTGCTTTTTGGATATTTTACAACCTTTATGGTTGTAGAAACGATTTTAATGCCCTCGGAGGTTTGCGGACTGACCGTGAAAGCTCAATCTCTGCGGAGAAATGAGAAAGGCGTTGAAATATATGTGGGTATGCTGGAATCGGCAGACAGGCAAGCTTGAGGAGCTTGTGCCCGTTAGGGCGTGTGAGTTCAAGTCTCATTACCCACACCACTTGGCGCTATCGTCTAATCGGTCAGGACATCGCCCCTTCAAGGCGGAAATATGGGTTCAAATCCCGTGAGCGTCACCATTTATGTGGGCATAGCTCAGCTGGTAGAGCACCTCACTTTTAATGAGGGAGTCCGGCGTTCGAGTCGCCGTGCCCGCACCATGAAGTTTAATCGAGGTTTTATAGCATAAGCAGCCTTGAATGGTAGCCCGATAGACATGGCGAAAAGGGCTGTGAATAATCAGTCCCAACGTTGAGGCGGTGGAGTCTGCTGGTAACAACGAGAGTTGCCCAGAGTATTTGCGGGGATATGTTATGGTAGTACCGACGTATCAAGTAAACGCGGCGTGGTTCCCTCGATTAAATTTCATTCTATGCGTGAGTTATGGTTTTCTCACGCGTTCTCTCTGCTACCCTCCCGTCATGTACGGGAGGGTTAACTAATAATTTAGGAGGTAGGTTTAGTATGAGTTCACTCATCAAGTGTCCGCATTGCAATAAAGAATTCAATAACGAGCCTCTGGAGGAAGTGCTAAATCCTACTGTGAACATTATAAAGCATTCCACAGAGCGTAGTTCGTGGCATGATATTGCGGATATGATTCATGCAGGCGAGTATTATAGGATGTTCGATGCGGGGGATTCGATTTCCTGTACGCTGAAAGACGGAAAAAGAATTGATATTGATGTCGCCGCTGTCAATCCGTTTGGAGATAATCAGGTTGCTTTTTGTTTCCACGATTGCTTAGACGACGCTTCAATGAATCGCACAAATACAAATCGCGGTGGATTTTGCGAATCGAAAATGCAGGACTACCTCAATAACGATATATTCAATTTACTTCCGGACGACCTCAAGGAAGTAATCACTGCGAGAAAAATTGTTCAAACCATTGGAGGTACGGAATTCAGTGCAGAATGTAGGCTTTGGCTTCCGTCGCTCTACGAGGTTTATGGTGAAGTGTATGCCAGACATAGTTGCGAGTCCAATGAAAAGCAGTTTGAATTGTTCCAGAACCCGAGGAATCGCGTCAAGTTCAGACGTGGTGCTTCTGGAGAAGATTATAGCCTCTCCTGGTGGCTGCGCTCGCCCAGCGTTAGCTACTCTACCTACTTCTGGAGTGTTTACACGGGCGGCAACTGCGACTACAACTACGCCAGCAGCGCGTTTGGCGGCTGCCCCTGCTTCTTAATCTGAAAATTGGTGTACATTTTAAGTTGCAACCCAATATATCTGGCGGCTTGCCCGCCAGCAACATGAAATATGAGGTGTAATTATGGGATTTGTTGATTTTAGAACAAAAATTCAGGAACAGTTCAATTCGATGGCGGAGAATTCTGCGCGGTTATTTGTTGTCGATGTCGATAAGGACGAAATGTGGAATTTGTATTTAGACAGCTTTCCTGCCGGTACAAACAATATTTATCGTGAGCGAAGAGAGCACGACTGCTCTTGTTGCAGACAGTTTATCAAGCAGGTTGGTAACGTTGTTGCCATTAACAATGGTGAGGTTTCTTCCATTTGGGACATCGATACGTCGGATGCAACCTATCAGACAGTTGCAAAGGCAATGTCGGAGTATATTAAGTCCAAGCCTGTCGTAAATGTCTTTTTCTGTAAAGAGAGCAGAGTCGGAACGATGCATAATTTTGAACTGCTACCCACCGGCGAGAGCAAGAGATGGGAGCATTTTTACGCTGAAGTTCCTGCGATTGCGCTTGAGAAAAGACGCTCTGTCGGAGATGTTCAGGGTGAGTTTAGGTCAACTAAGGATGTTTTTAAGCGCTCGCTCGAAGAGATTACCGAGGAAAGTGTGATGACTGTTCTTGAACTGATTTCTCAGCGCTCTCTTTATAGAGGAGAAGAGTGGAAGAACCCGCTTAATATTTTCCTTGAGTATAAGCGAGCTTATTCAGCTCTGCCCGATACGCAAAAGGACTTATACGCATGGGAAAAATCTGTTAAGGCAGGCGGAGCGATTGGTCGCATCCGCAACCACAGCATCGGCACGCTCCTTGTAAATATCAGCGAGGGTATGGAACTTGATTTAGCCGTTCGTAAATACGAACAAATCGTTGCCCCTGCAAATTATAAACGTCCCAAGGCGATTTTCACAAAGAAGATGTTAGAAGAGGCGCAAAAGACAATCGAAGAACTGGGGTATATGTCTGCTCTCGGTCGTCGGTTTGCAACTCTTGACGATATTACCGCAAACAACATTCTGTTTTCAAATAAAGACTCCGCAAGACGCATTACGGGAGCCTCTATTTTTGATGAGATGAAAAAAGATATTCCTGTAAATCCGAAAAAGTTTTCGAGAATCGAGGAAATCGCTATTTCGGATTTTGTGTCCGATGTTCTGCCAAATGCACAGGAAGTCGAGCTGTTCCTCGAGAGCCGTCATTCCGGTAATCTAATGTCTCTCATCTCTCCAAAGGATAAGACGAGCAAGAGTATGTTCAAGTGGAACAACGGGTTTAGCTGGGCGTATGCAGGGAACATTGCAGACAGCACGATGAAAGAAAATGTTAAGGCTGCCGGTGGTAAGGTTGATGGCGTGCTGCGTTTTTCAATTCAGTGGAATGATGAGGACTATAATCCTAATGATTTTGACGCTCACTGCACCCAGCCCAATGGCAACCATATTTACTTCGGCTCAAAATATGACGCTCGCACAAGCGGCGAACTCGATGTTGATATTATCAATCCGACCCGTAACAAGGCAGCGGTTGAGAATATTACTTGGCTGAGTAAGGGACGAATGCCGAAGGGTACATATCAGTTCTTTGTTAATTGTTATAGTAACAGAGGTGGCAGAAGCGGATTCAAAGCGGAAATCGAGTTCGACGGTCAGATTTTTTCCTTTGATTACAACAAAGAGCTTCGCACAGGTGAAAATGTATATGTTGCGGACGTTGAATTCGACGGTGAAAACTTCCACCTTATCGAGAAGCTTCCGTCCGGCGTGTCTACCCGTGACCTCTGGGGACTTAAAACAAACCAGTTTATTCCGGTTTCTGTGATTTGCTATTCACCGAACTACTGGGACGAACAGACCGGTGTGGGTAATCGCCATTACTTCTTTATGTTAAAGGATTGTGTTAATCCGGAGAGACCGAACGGTATGTTCAATGAATATCTCAAGGAAGAACTGTTAAAGCATAAGCGTGTTTTCGAGGCACTTGGCAGCAAAATGGCTGTCGAAGACTCTGCCGACCAGTTATCCGGTGTGGGATTTTCATCTACACGCAGAAACGATGTTGTTGTCAAGGTAAAGGGCGCTACCGAAAGAGTACTCAAAATTAAATTTTAAGAAGGAGTAATTGCTATGAATGCAGAAAAAATGTTTGAAACAGCTGTAAGAAATAAAATGAGATTTCCCTATAAGGGTCAGATTTCTGTCGAAGACCTGTGGGATTTAGATGTCAACGCACTCGACGGCGTTTTTAAGACCTTAAACAGCAAGGTCAAGGTTAGTCAGGAAGAAAGCTTACTCAGAACTCGTTCTAAGGAGAGCGAGGAACTGATGGTGCAGATTGAAATCGTGAAATATATCGTATCTGTGAAGCTTGCCGAGGCTGAAGCGCGAAAAAATGCGGAAGCGAATCGTGCAAAGAGACAGCAGATTCTTGGAATTCTTGCCGATAAGCAGGAAAGTGACCTCAAGAATAAGAGTCCCGAAGAGTTACAGGCAATGCTCGCAGCGTTGGAGTAAGGGAGGCTTTTCATGAAAACTCTCATTGTGATTGATGTGCAAAATGATTTTATCACCGGAGCACTTGGCTCAAAAGAGGCTGTAAATATTTTGCCGAACATCAAGAGGAAAATTGAAGCGTATATTGATGCCGGTGATGAAGTGATTTTCACTCGTGATACGCATGGCGAAGCTTACCTTGACACCAATGAAGGAAAACATCTTCCGATTCCTCACTGCATTAAAGAAACAGATGGCTGGCAGATTGTCAAGGAAATTGACCGTCCTGAATGTGAGCATATCGATAAGCCCACATTCGGATATATCGGCTGGACTTTCTTGCGTGACGGAGCAAGAGTAATGGGCACCAGAAGTCTTTCGGAAGTTGAAATCGTCGGTGTTTGCACCGATATTTGCGTGATTTCTAATGCTCTGATTCTCAAGGCGCTTTTCCCGGAAATTGATATTACTGTTGATGCGAGCTGTTGTGCAGGAGTCACTCCCGAAGCTCATAAGGCGGCGCTCACCGCTATGAAATCATGTCAAATCAATATTGTTGGAGAGTGATTAAGTGTTAAAAGTTAATTGCAAACCTGTTGAATTAAACAAATTTCCTGACGGTACTTTTTTGATTAAGGAGAAGCCGTCCGGGGATAAGGCTTTTATCTCATGGAAGTTTGAAAGTAATGAGGAGCTTGTTGCGCTGATTTATATTACTCATCATCTTCGTGCTCACGGCGTTAAGACAATTCACTTGTTTATGCCGTATATCCCCAATGCACGGCAGGACAGAGTAAAAGCAGATGAGGATGTATTTACACTCAAGTATTTTGCTTGGGTTGTTAATTCTTTGAAATTTGACAAGGTCAGTGTGTTAGACCCGCATTCCTCTGTGTCTGAGGCTTTGATTGAGCGTATAGAGATTATGTCTCCTGCCTATTTTATCAACACCGTTTACAATCGTGTCTGTAAGGAATGTTCGTGCGAAGAAAATGATGTCTTGATGTTCTATCCTGACGAGGGCGCGATGAAACGATATTCCGGAATGATTTCGGCGCCCTATGCTTTCGGCATTAAAGAGCGCGACTGGGCTACTGGAAAGATTAAAGGACTATCTGTTTTTGAGGGTGAGAACTCTGTCAAAGGCAAGAACATCCTGATTGTTGATGACATCAGTAGTCGAGGCGGAACCTTCTACCACAGCGCCAAAAAACTTAAAGAACTCGGTGCTGAGAAGGTATTTCTTTATGTAACGCACTGTGAAAACACAATCCTCGAAGGCGAGGTTTTATCCAGTGGGCTGATTGAGAAGGTTTATACCACGGACAGCCTGCTTACGATAAAACACGAAAAGATTGAGGTGATGGAGCTGTGATTAAAATGAATCCAATGCTTTTGATTGACTTTTATAAAGCCGTTCACGCCGAAATGCTACCGAAGCACATGACAAAATCGGTATCCTATTATACTCCGCGTATGAGTCGTGTGAACCGTTGGGGTAAGGTCGTCATGTTCGGTTTGCAGGGGTTTATCAAGACATATCTCATCGATTACTTCAATGAAGAGTTCTTTGCGAAACCTTTTGAGACGGTGATGGCTGATTATCAGCGAGTAATGGACGCGTCTCTTGGAAAGGACATTTATGGTATGGAGAAAATCGAAAATCTCCATAAGCTTGGCTATCTTCCGATTGAGATTGTCGCTATCCCAGAGGGCACCCGTGTGCCGATGCATTGTCCAATGTTCGGAATCACAAATACGCACCCTGATTTTGCTTGGCTTCCACAGTCTCTCGAAAGTCTTATCTCCGCTGAAAGCTGGCATCCTATGCTGGCTGCTACCGTAGGATACACCTACAGAGAAATCGTAAATCATTATTACGGTTTAACTTGTGATGATAACATTCCTCGAGCAAAGGCGCTTGGCGCGTTTGATTTTCGAGGTGAAGAGAGCTTGGAGTCTGCCATTAAAGCCGGAGCAGGGTGGTGTATGTCATTCCTGAATACAGCAACAGTCCCTGTTATTCCGTATTTGGAGAGTGTATATAATTGTGACTGCACCAAAGAGCCTGTGGCTTTTGGCAGCCCGAGTACAGAACACTCTGTTATGTGCTCAAACTATGCGGTTGATGGTGATGAAATCACACTACTCAGACGGCTACTCACGGAGATTTATCCCAGCACCAGTTTCTCCGCCGTGCTTGACTCATATGATTACTGGAATGTAATTGACAATATTCTTCCGCAAATCAAGGATGAGATTCTTGCACACAATGGCTGTATGTTGATGCGCGGTGATTCCGGTGATTGCGTAGAGGTTGTAACAAAGACAGTTTTCAAGCTCTGGGAAGAGTTCGGCGGCACAATTAACAGTAAGGGATACAAGGTACTTGACCCTCATGTAAAGGCTATCTACGGAGACAGCATTACCGTTCAGCGCTGTGAGGAGATTTACAAGATTTTGATGGAACACGGATTTGCCTGTTCCAATGTCGCTCTTGGCGTCGGTTCTTTCTCTTTCCAGTGCATCGAAGAAGACGGAGTGTTAAAGCCGTTTACGAGAGACACATTTAGTTCCTGTATTAAGGCAACCTACTGCGAAATTGACGGGAAGCCTCTCCCGATTTTCAAAAACCCCAAAGACGGTGGATTCAAAAAGAGTCAAAAGGGGTGCTGCGTGGTTTACAAAGGCAACGATAACGAACTCTGCTATAAGGACGAGTTTACTTGGGACGAAGCATATGGTGATTCACGAAATATGCTTGTACCCGTGTTTAAGGACGGCGTAATGACAAAGGAGTTTACTCTGGATGAGGTTAGAGCCAATCTGCATGGAGGTAATTTCTAATGGATTACGAAGAATATATGAGAAAATTTAACGCAAAGGCGGTCAAAGACGGAGTTGTTTCATGGATTCGCCAGTGGTTTGAAACGAACGGCAATGGGTGTAATGCCGTTGTCGGTATTTCCGGCGGGAAAGACAGCTCGGTCGTTGCTGCACTGTGCGTTGAAGCGCTTGGAAAAGAAAGAGTGATTGGCGTATTGATGCCGAATCACGAACAGGCAGATATCGGTTCGGCGTACAAGTTGGTTGACCACCTTGGCATTATGCATACCGTTGTCAATATCGGTGTGGCTGTTGACTATTTATCCAGTCATGTTGACTCAAGCATTTTAAGAACAGCGAAACTTAGTCCGCAGGTCAGCTTAAAAATGTCCGTCCAAGCAAAAACAAATCTGCCTTGCCGAATCCGCATGGCTACGCTTTACGCGGTTTCACAGAGCGTCAACGGCAGAGTTGCCAACACTTGCAATCTCAGCGAGGATTGGGTTGGATACTCAACGCGATATGGAGATTCTGTTGGCGATTTCAGCCCTCTGTCAATGCTAACAACGGATGAAGTGATTGCAATCGGCAAGGAATGTGGCATTCCGAACGAGCTTATCGAAAAAGTACCCTCAGATGGACTTTGCGGTAAAACCGATGAAGAAAATCTTGGCTTCTCCTATAGAGTTCTTAACGAATATATCAGAACAGGGCACTGCGACGACGAGCGAATCCGAGCGTTAATCGACGAAAAGCACAGCAAAAACTTATTTAAGCTCTTGCCGATGCCGGTTTTCTCATATGAACCCATAAGAATCTCGAATTAAGATTTTGATAAAACCCACAATGTAGATTGATTGCAAATTAAGTATTTATACATAGGCGCAGTCGCTCGTCGCTGTTAGTGCGAGTATGAAATTGGAACGGTTCTCGAAATTATACCGTTCACGAAAGTTTTATTTTAACGGGGTTAAAATAAAACTTACGAGAACCGTACAATTTCTCCGGAAATGCATAACCCAGAAGGCTCCCAGATTAGGCACGCCTTCAGGGTTACGGATTGTGGGAATTATAGAAAAACGGTCGGGTTTTATATCCGACCGTTTATTATGTGCTGATGTGGCTCAAAGGTAGAGCAGCGGCTTTGTAATCCGCAGGTTGCAGGTTCGATTCCTGTCGTCAGCTCCAAAATAGGAGAGCTATACTCCGAGGTACCCTTGGGGTCTGGAGCAACAAGGAAAAATAACGTCCCCAGAATGGTTTGCGGTAGTCAGGAGAAAACCGCCGAAAAACCGAAAGGTTTGGAGAGCAGAAGTGTTGGTGGTCGGCACCTCATATAGCAATAGAGGTGTGGGTAAGGACAAGGCGTGGAAATCTGCGGAAGCGCGAAAAACCACAGTTATTCGGAGAGTTAGCCTAATTGGTTAAGGCACCGGTCTTGAAAACCGGCGTTCCGTAGCAATGCGGATTCAGGGTTCGAGTCCCTGACTCTCCGCCAAAATACTAAGTAGCGAGGTGATTTTAATGGTTTTTGTTCCGTATGAAAAGCTCTCAAAGAAAAAGCAAAAAGAAATTGACGCGCAGAAGCGAGGAACATGGGGCGAAATTTGCCCGATTACGAGGAAAACCAAAAACCTCACAGTATATAATCGCCAAAATGAAAAGAAAATCGCGAGGAGGGATATAGATGACTCTTACTGAAAAAGTGATTGCTCTTCAGGAGTTAAATGGAGCGAATGAAAAACAGAGATTTCTGAAAGAGAATGCGGATGACGCTCGGTTTACAAAGTTTCTGTATTATGCGCTCAATCCACTTCTTACATACAATCTTTCGGAGAATACGCTTCGGGATAAGCCGGATAACTCTCCGTGCAAAGGCTTTGTTACCTTTACAGATATTTTTGATTGCTGTGAGCAGTTGTCTCGCTTACGAGGACTTGATGATGCGACGGTTCGTCAGGTAAAAAACTTTTTGTACAATCAAATTGATAAGGATGCGACCCGTGAGATTTTCACTAAGCTTCTGGCGAAAACCTTGAGGCTTGGAGTAACCGCAAAGACTGTTAATAAAGTAATTCCCAACTTACTTCCGGAGTGGGAAGTTCAGCAGGCATATCCGATAGATAAGTATCCGGTCGCGAACGGCACCGAGTTTTGGTTGACCCAAAAACTGAACGGTGTGCGTGCAACATTATATAATGGTCAGCTTATCGCGCGAAGCGGTGTTCCGTTCAAGGGTCTTGACCACATACTCAAGGAACTTCGATGGGCTGACTGCGCCCATATTGCTTTGGACGGTGAGCTTACGCTTGCAGATACGCATGGGTTAAGAGACAATGAGGCTTTTCGTGAGGCAACCGGTATTCTGAACTCGGATGATGAGCATAAAACAGGGATTTGCTTCACGGTTTTTGACGCAATTCCTTATGCAGATTTTGATAGCGCCAATCCAAAGGTCTCTTATTCTCATCGGAGAACCATTCTTAATGAGGTAGAGGAGACGGTGAGTAACTCGGAATGCGTAAGAGTGCTACCGGTGCTTTACCACGGCAAAGACCTGCGGAAAATCGATGAACTTCTTGAGCAGATGGTTCGAGAGGATAAAGAAGGCTTAATGCTCAATACCGATGTTCCGTATAAGAGAACAAGACACAAAGGCATTCTGAAAATCAAGCGGTTTTACACAATGGATTTACCGATTACCGGAGCTGAGGAAGGAAGCGGCAGACTCGCCGGTAGGTTAGGGGCTTTTGTGCTTGACTACAAGGGAAATGAAGTAAAAGTCGGTTCTGGGTTTACGGATGAACAGCGCAGAGATTATTGGGATATGCGTAACAGCCTTATAGGTCAGCTATGTGAAGTAAAGTACAAGGAAATCTCATATGACAAAAACACGGGGCTTGAAAGTCTTCAATTCCCTGTGTTTGTACAGTTGCGAGCTGATAAGACGGAGGTAAGTTATGGTTGATTTTGATAGAGAACAAGCGGATGAGGAGTTGTATGAAAGAATGCTCGCAGAGCTCAGCACATTTCGAGATTCGCTGTTGGGGCTTTCTCCCTCAGAGATAATCAGTAACTATAACCCATACGAACTCGTTTATAAAGAAGATATACTGATGTGTTTTGAGGATGACGAGTTATGCTTAAGTGACGAGAATGTTCTGGTTTTGCTTGAAATGGAGAAACCGCTTGACTGGCTCTACCAGTCTTGGTGTGACTCCGGCGTTTCCCACATGGATATGATGCGTGAATTCATTCGCGATACAGTACAGGCACGGGAGGTGTCCAATAATGATTAAAATCGTAGACGGCGATATTTTTAACTGTGATGCAGACGCAATTCTGCACCAAGTAAATTGTCAGGGCGTTATGGGGAGCGGAGTCGCTAAGCAGGTGCGAGAAAAGTTCCCTACGGTATTCAAGTATTATAAAGCTCGTTGTGATGAGGACAAGCGTTTCAAGGAACAGTCCGGTATCACGAAATCGAGCCTGCTCGGTTTAGCACAGGTGTGTTATAAAGAGGATTACTCCGTTGGTGATATTAAGGATAAACAGGTTATTATCAATCTGTTTGCACAGGACAGATATGGTTACGACGGTAACTGCTACACTGACTATGAGGCTCTTCGTAAATGCCTGAAGACGGTCAACAAGCAGTTTACCGGCAAAAGAGTAGCCATTCCGTATCTTATGGCTTGCCACCGAGGCGGCGGAGATTGGGATACGGTTTATCAGATGATAGTTGAGGAGTTAGCTGATTGCGATGTAACCTTATATCGATATACCGCCGGGTAAGGAGGAGCCAATGTGTAAGAATAAACAAACCCCTCCGCAATTTTCTGCAAACATAAGCGGGTTTTGCGCTATGGCTGAGAATGCTAAGAGGGATTACGAATGGAATCGAGAAGAGGTAAATCGCCTTGATAGACTGACGCAAGACTACTTGCATATGCTCGAACTTGACGGACTTGATTATAAAGAACGCGCCAAGGTCGCCACAAAACTATCTCAGTGCAGACAACTTCGCAGAAACTCAAAAGACACGGTCGAAATTTTAGAACCGTTCATTATGTTTCTGGATAGCGATAAAGGAAAGAACATGATGAACCTTGTCCGAGAGGCTCTCGGAAAGACCCGCAAAGTAGAGGAGCGAATGACGGGAAGAACCTACAGATTCAAGGTTTATGAGGCGGGAGATGTGAGTAATGGATGAGGTTAATAACTTTTTGAAACGATTTCATCTGTCGAGCAATGTTGACGAGGTGTTCACCTGCGGTTGTTGCTATTGGTTCTCGGCAATCCTGTTTCGCAGATTTATCAGAGACGGTGCGGAAATCGTGTATTCAGTAGAAGATAATCACTTCGGCACAAAGATTAGAGGAAAGGTTTATGACATTACCGGAGATGTTACGACCAAGTACAACTGGGTTTCGTGGCTCAATTACAGTGATTCGGCTCATAAAGAAAGAATTATTCGTGATTGCATTATGTTTTAGGAGGTGAAATGTCGATGCGTGAAAGAGGTTATGTGTCCAGACGAAGCTTCCCGTTCCGCAAGAAGTACTGGTACAAGAATGCGCTGCAAATCCCGACATACTTCAGAATTGTTCATCAGCTTATCAAGTACGGGTATGATGGATATGCGGTGTGGGATATCTTTAGCTGGTTTATCGAGATGATGAAAAGTATTTTATCTACTTACCGCGAGAATCACCACGGCGTCCCTATTATAATTGACGACTATCCATATTTTTGCGATAGCGACGAGGATAAAGCCAAACAATCCCAAAACGAGGCGAAGTGGAATGAGATAATCGACTCAATGATTCAGCTACTGGACGAGATGGATGAGAACAGTTCTGTGTACGAAAACATATCTCCAGTTGACTATCAGTTACAGGACAAGCAAATGACAGAAGCGAAAGATAAGTTCTTTGCGCTTTTTTCAAAATATTTTTATTGTCTCTGGGATTAAATATTAACTTGTAATGTAGATTGCTATCTTGCATAGCGCTTCTCGCTGTAAGCAGAAGTATCGCATTGGTGGGGAAATAGAACAGGAGATGGCGACCAGAAAGAGCTCTCTTCGGCGAGCTAATCGTCATCAGAGAAATTCAAGCTCGGACAACCCATCAAGAAAATATCCAAACCCATCGTGTAGCAACGCGAGCTCATCCAACTAAACACCCAACTAACCAGACGATACAGAAACTTAGTTGGACAGATACAAATAGTACAGCTCATCGTGATGCGGCAATGTAATATAAGATTACAAGTGAAGGGGTTTTATAAATGGAAAACACCTGTGTGTGCTGTGGTTCTTCTATTCCGGAAGGACGACAAGTATGTTATGCCTGTGAACGTGAAACGTTATGGTGTGACAACGAAGTGCCCAATGAAAAGTTGGGATTTTTAATGTGGTTATCTACCGCCCCTAAAGAAGAAATTGAAAAGGTGGTTTATAACCGTAAATAATTTGGAGTAATATGCCGAATCACGGCTGCGGATGTGACGAGGTGTGTTATATAAATAAACTTGAAGGAGTAAGATAATTGACTATTTTTCTAAAAATCGTTTCACTTTTACTTTTTGCGAGCGCATTTGCCGTCCCGGCAATTGTAAACTATGTACGACGTGAAAACTCTTATGATGATAACTATAAAAGAGTTCCCAAGAGATGGACTGTTGTTACTACATTAGTGGCAGCGGTTCTTTTTGTTTTCTCTTGTGCTTTTGTAATTATCCCGACTGGGTATACAGGCGTTCGTACAACATTCGGACAGATTGATAGCGTCACTATGCAGAACGGGTTTAATTGGAAAGTTCCGTTCGCACAGTCTGTGAGTATGGTGAACAACAAGCAGCAGGATTTGCTTTTTGAAAAAGATAAGATTTGGTCTGAAACGGAAAGCCGAACAGCGATTTATTATGAAGGCGTAACGGTTACATATCAGATTAGCGCCGAAAAATCCGCGTGGATTTATGCGAATGTTGCAAACTACAAAGAGGTGCTGGTTTCATCCAATCTGGTTGCATCTGCAATCAAGTCGAGCAGCAAGAGCCTGAGCGATACTGATGCAACAAATCGAGCCGTGGTTGAGCCTCTTACTATGCAGAATCTTCAGAAATCTCTTGATGAAAAATACGGGGAAAATGTTGTGTTTGTAAATAAAGTGACAATCAGCAATATTGATTTTGAAGATTCTTATAATGCGGCAATCGCTGCAAAGCAGCAGGCGCAGCTCAATGCAGAGCAGCAGGCAATTGAAAATCAGCGTGCAATCGATAAGGCAGAAGCTGACGCGGAAGTAAAGCGCAAGACTGCGCAGGCAGAAGCCGATGCTAAACTTATTACAGCGCAGGCTGAGGCTGAAGCGAACGCTCTTCTGGAAAAATCGCTGACAAGTCAGATTTTACAGGAAAAGTACATTGAAAAATGGAATGGTCAGCTGCCCAATGTGATTGCCGGAGATGATGGTACATCCATTCTGGTTCAGCCCACTCCGTAAGGTCAATAAAATAACGGCGCAGAACCGCAGACTTGCGCCGTAATCACAATGTAGATTGATTGCTTTCAGGTTTGATACATATACAGGCAGTCGCTCCTGCTGTCAGCAAGAGTATCAAGATGAGTCTTGCACTTCGGCTGGCGGGCACACAATTTGCGAGCAAGCTCTGAGGAGCTTGCTCGCGTTCTTTGAATCCTACGGATTCAAAGAACTGCCAGCCTCGTGGCACTTATAGGTACAACAAATAAGTTAGCGCAACTTATTTGTTACAGATTGTGATTGAAAGATTTAACTATGAAAGGCGGAATAAAAGATGAGAGTTCTCTTGTTATTAAGAGGCAGCGCTGGGTGCGGAAAATCCACATGGATTGAGCAAAACGGTCTCAAACCGTATACCTTATCGGCAGATGACATTAGAATGATGTGTTCAAGCCCGGTCTTAAATGTTGACGGTAAAGAGGAAATCAATCAGAACAATGACACTGTTGTATGGAGCACACTCTTTAAGCTGCTCGAGCTGCGTATGCAGAATGGTGAATTTACGGTAATTGATGCTACCAATTCCAAGACATCAGAAATGAACCGTTATAAAGAGCTTTGCTCTTCTTATAAATACAGAATTTATTGCGTTGATTTCACTGACATTCCTATTGAAGTCACGAAGGAGAGGAATTTGCAGAGGGTCGAGATGAAACAGGTGCCCGAGTCTGCAATTGATAAAATGTACGCTCGCTTTCAGACTCAAAAGATTCCGTCTGGCATTACAGTAATTAAGCCTGATGAACTCGAAAAGGTTTGGATGCGAAGAATCGACCTGTCCGAATACAATAAAGTCCACGTGATTGGAGATATTCACGGTTGTAACACTGCTCTCCAGACATACCTTGGCGGAGAGATTGAGGAAGATGAGTTTTACATCTTTACAGGGGACTATGTTGATAGAGGACTTGAAAATGCTGAGGTTGTGCAGTTCCTGCTCTCGATTTACGAAAAGAAAAACGTATGCCTTCTTGAAGGAAATCATGAAAGGTGGCTGTGGATTTGGTCAAACGACGGAGTAAGCAAATCCAAGGAGTTTGAGTTTGTAACAAAGACGCAGCTCGAAAATGCGCGGGTAAAGAAAAAGGATGTTCGTCAGTTGTACCGTAGAATCGGACAGTGTGCTTACTTTTCGTATGGAGAGAACGTTTATCTCGTAACTCATGCAGGCTTAAGCATTATTCCTGATAACCTGACCTTTGTTTCAACCGCGCAGATGGTTAAGGGAGTCGGAAGTTACAACGATTTTGAAGCCGTAGAAAAGGCTTTTGATAAAAATACTGCGCAGAATTGTTATCAGATTCATGGGCACAGAAACACGAAACAGCTGCCGGTCAGAGCAAGCGAAAGATGTTTCAATCTCGAGGGACGAGTAGAGTTTGGCGGATGTCTTCGTTGTGTTGACTTACATCGGGACGGAACCATTGAAACTTCCGAAATTCAGAACACCGTATTCAAGGCGCCAGATGAGATTCCGAAGCCCGCAGCCGTACCTCAGCAGACAGTGGGCGATGCTATTATCGCCCTTCGTCAGAACCGATATGTTCAGGAAAAGAAATACGGGAATATCTCCTCGTTTAACTTCACCAAAACAGCGTTTTATGACAAGATTTGGGACGAGCAAACAACAAAAGCTCGTGGTTTATACATCAATATTCCCGAACAGCGTGTCGTTGCTCGTGCCTATGATAAGTTCTTTAACATCAATGAACGCCCAGAAACAAAACTCGATATGCTCCAGTACAAACTGAGTTTCCCTGCGACAGCCTATGTCAAAGAGAACGGATTTTTGGGCATCGTTTCCTACAACGACGAAGATGAATCGCTGTTTGTAACAACGAAATCTTCTCCGGATGGGGATTTTGCCGGTTGGCTTAAGGATATGCTCTACGAGAAGTATTCTGAGGAAACGCTTGAGGCAATTCGTTCTTTCTCCAGAGACAATAATGTCTCGTTTGTCTTTGAATGTGTTGATATGAAAAATGACCCTCATATCATCGATTACGACACAAGCAAGCTGTTCTTGCTCGATATCGTATATAACGAAATGGCATATCACAAGTTCAGCTTTGAGCAGCTTTGCGAATTTGCGGACAAGCATGGGATTACCCATAAGGAGAAAGCGTTTGTGCTTGAAACTTGGCAGGAATTCTTCGACTGGTACTACAAAGTTATCGATGAGGATTATAAGTACAACGGTCGAAATATCGAAGGCTTTGCTATCGAGGACTCCAACGGTTATATGGTCAAGCTGAAACTTACCTATTATAACTTCTGGAAATTTATGCGCTCAATTTCTCACGAGGCAATTCGTAACGGCTATATTAGCGGTCGCCGCACATCGGCATTGACTACGCCGTTGGCGAACCAGTATTACGGTTGGGTTAAAACTCTCCATGATACAGAAGACCGAGATGCAGTTCCGAAGGATATTTGTACTTTAAGAAAAATGTTCTACCAGACGGATATTGGCAGACAATTTGCCGAGGAGGATACATAAATGAAACGGGTTTTCAGGTCAAACCTCGTTGGATGGGACGAAACCGCCACCCGAGCCTATCTTTATGAGCTTGAAGAGGGTGACTATGAAATGCTCAACGATATGACCCACGATGAATTGTGCAGTTTCTTCAATGTGTTTGACGAAAGCGGATGCAATATCTTCCCCGGTGCAGAGTATCACATTTATCACTTTGAGCTGAATGCACATTTCCTTGTGATGTATGAAGTCACAGCTCTAAATGTTTGAAAGGAGTCAGCAATATGAACATGGTTGGTAAACGATATGGTCGTCTTGTGGTAATCGGGCTTTCCGAGAATCGCAATCGATATGTTATATGCAAGTGCGATTGCGGGAACACTTGCGAGGTAAATCAGTATAGCCTTGCTTCCGGGAATACACGCTCTTGCGGGTGCTTACGGAAAGAGGTAAGTAGGGAAACGGGAAAAAGAACCCTGCTCGAAAATTCAGAACAGCGTCTTGCTACGAATCGGAAGTATAATACAAACTTCCAGATTATCGAGAGTAAGCAGCCTAACAATCGGAACAAAAGCGGAACAAAGGGCGTTTGGTTTGACGCCTCACGCGGGGTTTACGAAACATACATCAGTCTGCACCGCAAGCGCATCTTGCTTGGACGGTTTAAGACGCTTGCCGAGGCTGTAAAAGCCCGAAGCCGCGCCGAAGAGGAACTGTTCGCACCGTTAATTGCCGCGAAGTATGCGGATTTACATAGCACGAAACACGAATCGTAATTTGGAGGTATTATCTATGAATTTGAAGGAATCTTTTCGCTATCAGAATTTTCTCGATATGTTGATGCGCTCTGCAAGCGTCAGTATCACATCCAAAGACCACTGCCTTGTGACCACAAAGACTCATCATTACAATAAGGCGAACCCGGAAGCAGAAGATGTCGAAGAAACAATCTCTGTGGATGAGTTCTTCCCCAACGACACGGTAATCGCCTTTATGAAGTGGCTTGTTGAGGAGCGCGAAAAGCTGACTAAGGCAATCGGTGCTGCTAAAGCATCCGTTGGTTTTGACATTGATGCGGCTGTCGCTACAAACAAATTCCGTCAGGAAATCAATTCGTCCATTAAAAATATGCTCCGATACACTCCGACAAAGCGGGTGGAGCAGGGACGCGGCTATAAGTTTAACGCCGAAGGAAATCAGATGCCGTATCTCTATGAAATCGAAGTGTCCACGACTGAGGCTTATGATAAAGAAGGAGCGAAACAGTATATGCGTTCCGTAATTACCGATGCCGATAAGGTCTCTGCGGATATTGATTCCGCAATGATTAACACGCAGGTGGATTATGCGCCGGTATTTGATGTGAACGACACATTTGAGGATGCCATGACGGAGTTTTCAAAGACCTACGGCTGTTAACCCAAACGAGAGCTTCGGCTCTCCGATTTGGGTAGTAATCATCAGGAAGTATTTCGATTTGACGCCCGACGGTGCGAAACCGTTAACCATTAGCGATAATGGTTTTCGACCTGAAAGTATTAAAGCACAACAAGCTTCGGCTTAGAGTGTTGGAAATATTATTTAGGAAAAAGGCTCCACCTTTTTGGGGCTCCTTAAGGGATTTTACCCTTACTTATTGACAGTCGATAAACGCAGCACAAAGCGTTAATACACGATTCGTCATTTTGCAATTCGTTATACATGATAACGTGTGGTCTTGCAGCTCACATCTCCCTAAGCAAAACATAGACCACTTTTGAAGAAAAATTCTTAACAGTAAATTTGATTGCAGATTATTCAAATTGTTGTAAAAACAATTTTACTTAATGTTCGGTTGCTTTGCGACCATTTCTCAAGCCGAATTATGGAATTTTGATTACTATCCAAATCAGAGAGTCGAAACAAAAAGGAGGTATGCATCGATGAAATATGTCGGGGTCAGACACGCGCCCAATCAGACCAGCTTGTATTGGTTTAGTGTGCCGGAGGAGCTTCTTGACTCCATTACAGTAGGTACTAAGGTGATTTGTGACACACGAAAAGGAAAGACGGAAGGAACCGTTGAGAGGGTTCTGGATGGTTTCTCCGAGGGCGAAGCAAAACAGATTTCCGGTAATCGCTACCCATTCAAAAGCGTTGTTGGAGCTATGGTTGATTACGTGGTTGCCAACATTCATATTCCGTGGGAGATGGAGGCATCTACGCCGTCGCCGGATAAGATTTGCTGTAGAATGGGAGAATTTTATAGTACAGGGGCTTTTAAGACGAAAATCGTTATTGCATCAGACGGTACGCTACTCGATGGATATACCGCATATCTTGTTGCAAAAATGTTCGGGCATGATTCGTTGCGTGTCCTGATGAAGATTTAGATAAGGATGGTGTTTTGCATGGAGACAATTGCAAACGTCGTCCTTTTAATTTTGACAATTATCATGGGCGCGGTTTTTATATATGGAGTGTGCAGTACAAACGGTCAGAAGCCTCATTGCGATGATGATTGCGACAATTGCCCATTTCCAAGATGTGATGATGATGCTTCAAGAAAGGATGTGGATAAGCAGTGATTTTTATTACAGGTGATTGCCACGCTGACTGGTCGAAGTTCTCAACAGACAGTTTCCCGGAGCAAAAAGAAATGACAAGGGACGATTATGTAATCGTGTGTGGGGATTTTGGCGTATGGCACCCAGATAATACCGAAAAATGGTGGTTCAGATGGCTTTCGGAAAAGAACTTCACGCTGCTGTTTGTTGACGGCAATCACGAGAACTTCGACAGACTTTATAGCGACGAATTTGAAATCGTGGATTTCCACGGAGGTAAGGCGCACAGAATCTGCGAAAATGTTTATCACCTTATGCGAGGATATGTTTTTGAGCTGTGCGGTAAGAAATTCTTTGCATTTGGCGGCGCAAGCAGCCACGACATTCAGGATGGAATTCTTGAGCCAAGCGATTATAAATCGACTAAAGAACTGGCAAATGATTATAATAAGCGGACGCAGCGTGGAGAAATGCTGAGAATCAATCATATTTCGTGGTGGAAACAGGAAATGCCGTCGGAAGATGAAATGAAATTTGGGCTTGAAACACTCAGAAACAATGGGAATAAAGTGGATTATATTGTAAGCCACTGTTGCCCGCAAGAGGTTGCTTCGCTCTTTTCACATGGTTTTTACAAGCCGGATAAACTTACAGATTATTTTAATGCTGTTGCGAGAACCACCGAGTTTTCCAAATGGTTTTTCGGTCACTACCATAATAACAAGCAAATTTTAGATAAGTTCATTATGCTCTACGAGCAGATTGTGAGGGTGGTATAATGAATGTAAAGATAAGCAGCGGAAATTCAAAAATGGGAGCAATTCCGAGCGTCTCATTACCAGCCGGTGTTACTTGCCGCCAAGATTGCGAGTGCAGTAAGAAGTGCTACGCCAAACGGTTAGAGCGGATGAGACCTTCGGTGCATCAGGCATATCAGCATAATTACGATTTGCTGACCCATGATTCGGATACATATTGGAGAGAAGTCGAGGCATCAATTATGATGTCTCGATTTTTTAGATATCATGTTTCCGGAGACATTCCGGATAATGTATACCTCGCACACATGATTGAAATTGCGGAACGTAATCCGCATTGCGAAATGCTGTGTTTCACAAAAAAGTATAATCTCGTTAATGACCATCTTGATTTTGGTGGCACCATTCCCCAAAACCTACACATCATTTTCAGCGGCTGGCGCGGCATGAAAATGGTTAATCCATATAATCTGCCGGAAGCTCATGTCCGTTACAGAGACGGTGCAACTACAGCCCGTGAAAATGCGAAACCGTGCGGCGGGAACTGCACGGAGTGCGCAATTACAGATGGAGGGTGCTGGACGGCAAAGCACGGAGAACAAGTGGTTTTCAACGAACACTAACCAAGGAGGCATTCTTATGAGTAACATAAAAGACAGTCTCGGAGACCGCATGAAAGGTTACGAGAATGTATCTCGGAATTATTTAACTCGCAGAATTCCGGCGATTATCCGTATTGACGGAAAGGCTTTTCACACATTTACGAGAGGTATGAAAAAGCCGTTTGACCGTATCTTAATGTCTACAATGCAGGGCGTTATGAAATACCTTTGTGAAAATATCCAAGGATGTGTATTCGGGTATACTCAGTCAGACGAAATTACGCTTGTTCTTACCGACTACGAGAAAATTACGACCGATGCGTGGTTTGGATACAATATTCAGAAAATGTCAAGCATTGCTGCCAGTATGGCTTCGGTTGCGTTTAATAAGTTTTTCTACAAGTCGATTGACGATTACGCCAATACCGATGAAGTCCTTTCATATTTAAGCTCCGAAGACGAAGAAAAGAAGAAAGAGACAAAATGTTATCTTTCAACTTTACACGGTGCTTTAAGCAAAGGTGCGGTATTTGACGCGAGAGCGTTTTCAATTCCTAAAGATGAAGTTTGCAACTGCTTAATTTGGCGGCAGCAGGATGCTACACGAAACAGTATTGAAGCGGTAGGGCAGGCATATTTCAGCCACAGTGTTTTACATAAGAAATCTTGCAACATGATTCAGGAAATGCTTTGGAGCCAAAAGAATATCAACTGGAACGATTTCCCGACGGACTGTAAGCGCGGCGCTTGTTGCTACAGGCGACCGTCAACTGAGTACATCGAAACAAAAACGGGCGAGTTTATTGAGGTTTCTCGCAATCGATGGACAATTGATACGGACATCCCGATTTTTACACAGGACAGAGTGTTCGTTGAAAAATGGGTTTGAGAGTATGAGGAGATTTGTAACGATTGAGGAGTGATATGCCACAATGAGAGACCCGAACAGATTATATCGCTTTTACGAGCAATTACGCAATGCACATATGGATAATTTCCCGGATTTAAGATTCGGTCAGCTATGTTACAACTTTTTTGGTTGGCTTGTAAACGATAGAAAGGTGGATTATTTCCACCTCGAAGAAACAGAATTGCTACTTGCGTTGGATAGATATATTGAAAGTCAAAAACACAGGAAGAAGAAAAGCGGTTTGCATTAAGGAGAATTTATGAGGACATACAACATTTACGAAGAGGGGTTTCAAGTTATGGAGGGTTCAGCGACCGCCCACTATCTTGGAACTGCTCGGGGCGAGACTTTTATTGATGCTTGCAAAAACTTCATTATGGAAACTCAGCGCGGTTGTATCAAGGTCGATAGTGATGGCAATGAATATGCAAGTGACTGGGGATGCCGCTGGTTCCCAACTCTTGAAGAGGCGCAGCGTTCATTTGGCTAAACGAACAGAAAGAAACGAGGTATTGAAGATGAGCGTATCTTATTGGATGTGTCAGGGTATAGGTATCCGCACAAATGAGTTACTGCCTTTTTTAAGCACACAAAAATGTGTTCAGTTTATGAAAACGCAGTTACCCGATGAAGATATTCAGGAAGATAAGTTTGATATTGATGATTATCTTTATGGCGAGCCATTTGATAATCTTGCCGAGATGTTCACTGTTTGCGATGACACAGACTCATTAACATATGGCGATAATGGCGACGGCGAGTACTACTTTTATTATATGCCCACCTATCCGTGGGAACGAGCAGATAACGAACCGACGAGTATTGAGGAAGTACATGAGAGGATTGTTGCTGCCGTTCTCTGCTTATGTGATATGACTGCGGAACAGGTTAATGCATTGATTGACGACGACATTTATGATTTGGGGTGTGGCTAACAATATGATTACAAATGCGGCTGACGCGTTAGCGCCCTTTTTCTCCGGCGACAAACAGTTGGACGATGCAATTGCAGATGCTTGCAAATTGTTTCTCAAAACGTTTGAGGACGAAACCTTTATGTGTAAAGGATGTGGGGAAATCATATTTCCGAAAGTTACAGTGAACGAGCACGGAATTTTTATTGAAAGCAGTCGTGCTGAAATTAGAGGCGGTAAGGGAAATCACTGCATCGAAAGAGATGTATGTGAAGAATGTGTTAAGAAAGTCAATGTGATTAGGTGGTGAGATAAAATAAAAATCGGATACATAGTACGATACGATTTGACACTGAATCCGCATTTAACAGAGCGCTTTAAGTTCAGAGAGGCAACATTTACTCGCAGAATTACCTCTCGTGGCGATAGGGTTTACTCGAAAATGTTGCAGCGTCCAGTCGATTATGAGGAAATCGTTGATAACGCTGAAATCATGAAGAAGAACCCGAGTTTAATCCTCGTGTGTGAGCCTTTCCTTCTTGATGATGAGTTGAGAGATAGGGTAACGAAGTGGGTTGAGTGGGCAAATCACGTAGACCCCAAAGAGTATGACCCGTTTGCATCGGAGGTGGTATAATGAAAATTTTATCCAAAAAGCAAATGAAGGCGCTGATGGAGGATTATCCGGACGGCGGAATTGTTTTTGCTGAATATACTCCGGATGTATTAAAAAGCGAGCTTATGGTTACGGACGGAGACTTCGGTGCAAGAGAGGTTATCCCACATCACGGCGAGGTGTTCGACTTTGACTGGAATATTGAAGAATACGGTAGCGACTCTATGTTTGCTGTTTTTGATAACGAAGATGTACTTCAGATGATTCAGACTTTGACGAGTGGCTTGCAGATTTATCTAAACTACTTATAAATTACGAAGGAGGTGCTCTTATGACAATCGAAGAAATTAAGGATATGGTTGAAAAAGAGGAGTATGATTTTCTACGAACCAATCCGCATTTATCAGGAAGATTGGTTTTCCTGACACTTGGCGGAAGTTACGCATACGGAACGAACGTGGAAACCTCCGATGTAGATATCCGTGGTTGTGCTCTGAATCGCAAGAGCGATTTGCTTGGGCTATCTAATTTTGAACAGGTGGTCAATACCGAAACGGATACCACGGTTTATAGTTTTAATAAGCTGGTGAGCTTACTGATTAACTGCAACCCGAATACAATCGAGCTCCTTGGGTGTAAGCCTGAACACTATTTTCTGCTTACTGATGTCGGCAGACAGATGATTGAAAATAGAGGACTTTTCTTATCACAGAAGGCAGCTGCGTCTTTTGGCGGTTATGCTACGCAGCAGCTGCGCAGGCTCCAAAATGCTCTCGCCAGAGATAGGGTTTCTCAAGCCCAGACGGAAGAACATATCAAAGGGGCGCTTGAACGTTCTATTAAATCCTTTGAGGACAAGTTTACCTCGTTTGAAAATGGTGGCATTAAACTCTTGACCGACAAAAGCCAGCGTGACGACCTTGATTTGGAGGTTTACTGCAACATTCATATTGATAAATACCCAGCGAGGGAGTTTCAAACGTTGCTTAACACACTTTCCTCCGTTGTCGGGAACTATGAAAAGTTGAATCATAGAAATCACAAGAAAGACGATGCACACCTTAATAAACACGCTATGCATCTTATCAGGTTGTACCTTATGTGCTTAGATATTCTCGAGAAACAAGAAATCTGTACCTATCGTGAAAATGATAGAGACTTTTTGCTGAGCATCAGAAATGGTGCGTTTCAGAATGAGGATGGGACATACAAACAGGAGTTCTTTGAACTGGTTTCTGATTATGAAGCCCGTCTTCGGTATGCGAAAGAGAATACCAGTCTCCCGGAAAAGCCCAATATGAAACGAATCGAGGAATTTGTGGTGAGTGTAAATGAGAAATCAGTCAATGCCTAAAATCAATATGCCGGTCGGAGCCAAGAAAATCATAGAAAACTTGACAAAGCATGGTTTTGAGGCATATGTGGTCGGAGGGTGCGTTAGAGATAGTTTGCTCGGCTATTCTCCAAAGGACTGGGATATTTGCACCTCTGCAACTCCTGAAATCATCAAAGAACTGCACAGCCGCACGATTGATACTGGACTAAAGCACGGAACAGTAAGCGTAGTTGAAATCGACGGAATTTACGAGGTTACAACATTCAGAGTAGACGGGGTGTACAGCGATAATCGAAGACCAGATACGGTTGAATTTGTGACAGACCTGAAAATGGATTTATCCAGACGGGATTTTACCGTCAATGCAATGGCATATAACGATGAAGCCGGAGTAATCGACTATTACGGCGGGCTTTCGGATTTGGCAGAGCACGAGATAAAGTGTGTCGGCAGCGCCGGTGACAGATTTGATGAGGATGCGCTGCGGATTTTACGGGCAATTCGTTTTTCGTCCGTATATGGCTTTTCAATCGAGCACGATACATCAAAAGCCATTCATGATAAAGCGGCGCTTCTCCAAAACATTGCAAGCGAACGAATCCGGAGTGAGCTGTGCAAAACAATTGTCTTCGGACAGAGAGCAGCGGATGTTCTCTTGGAGTATTCCGATGTGGTGTCAACAATAATCCCGGAGATTGCACCCTGTATCGGATTTGTTCAGAACAACAGATTCCACAAGTACGATGTGTATGAACACATGGTACGAGCGATGGAGGCATACGCAGGTCATGACTTGTCGGTAAAATTTGCTCTGCTTATCCATGACATCGGAAAGCCGCTGTGCTATACCGAGGATGAAAACGGAGGTCATTTTTATGGGCACTCCGTCCCCTCGCACGATATTGCAGAACAAGTGGTAGACAGGCTGAAATTCGATAACAAAACCAAAGAGGCAATTCTTGAACTGGTTTTGTATCATGACTCTGTGATAGAACCTACTGCCAAGACCGTGAAGCGGTGGCTTAACAGAATCGGGGCAGAAAGACTCTCTCAGCTCTTGGATGTCAAAATGGCTGATATCGCAGCCCACGCTGATAATACGCAGACGGCAAGAATCAATCAGTATCTATCTGTGAGGGAAATTGCTAAAGAGATTATTGCATCAGAACAATGTTTCCAGCTCAAGGATTTGGAGATTAACGGGCGAGATATTATGTCCCTCGGTATAGAGGAAGGCAGACAGGTCGGCAGAATTCTAAATTATTTGCTCGAAGGCGTAATTGCCGGTGATATTGATAACACATATGGAGCGCTGCTTAAATGTGCTCGTGAGATAATGGAAAAGGAAGTGACGAAATGAATTTTTACATTTCAGATACCCATTTTGGTCATCAGAACATCATCCGATATGATAATCGCCCGTTTAGTACGGCAGATGAAATGGACGAGGCTCTCATTGACCGTTGGAATGATGTAGTATCGGACGAGGATACGGTATATGTGCTCGGTGATTTTAGTTGGCATAGGGAAGAGAAAACACTCGAAATCCTTGATAGCCTTGCAGGACACAAAGTTCTGATTAAGGGTAATCACGATAGGGTCTCACCCAAAATCGCAAGGAAATTTGATAAGGTTTGCGACTACCTCGAGATTACAGACGGGAAAGAAAGAGTTGTGATGAGCCATTACCCGATGCCGTTTTGGAACGGGCAGTTCAGGAATACGGTTCATCTATATGGTCATGTGCATAACTCACATCAGTGGAATGTCTGCGAGAGTTTACGAAAAGAACTCAAGGCACTGCAGGATATTCCAATGAAAATGGTTAATGTCGGTTGCATGATGGAATGGATGGACTATACACCTCAGCCTCTCCATGTTTTAACCGATTCTTTAGAGCAGGAGGGTGAGACGCTATGAACAAAATCAACACGAACAAGGAAGTTGAAAAAGCAATTCTAAACGCTGCGGATATCCTGAAAAATAATGCCCTTGCATTAACACATGATATTGACTTGCAGAAGGTGTCTGGAATCAGTATTTGGATTCGGTTTGATGCCGATAGTATTCCTACGCTTGAAATTGAAAAGGATTACTTTCTGCATTGATGTTGAAAAACCAGAAGCATTGTATTTGGTTGAGGGGCAATCGGATACAGTACGATTGATGAGGCGCTATAGTGCTACATCCTATAAGGGGGTTAGAATACTGTGATTTATCTTGATAACGCTGCAACAACTCAGATTACTCCTGCTGTGGTGGCAGCAATGTTGCCATACTTAACGGACAGCTATGGAAACGCTGGGTCTTTATACAAACTTGGACGAGATTCTGCTCTCGCTATAGAAAAAGCGCGAGCGCAGGTCGCCAGTCTGATGGGTGCAAAGCCGGAACAGATTATTTTCACCTCCGGCGGAAGTGAGTCAAACAGCTTGGTGTTTCATGGACTACGAGATTATCTATCAAGAATCGGGAAGAAAACGGTGGTGGTTTCTGCTACCGAACATGACTCAGTTCTGAAGGCAGCAAATGGTCTTCGTATTCCGTTGTGCCGCAACACGGAAATGAATATAAAAGACGACTTTGATATTCGTTTTTTACGCGTTGACCCGTATGGCGAAGTCGTGCTTAACGACCTTGAAGAAATGCTTCTTTCCTCAGATGTCGGGCTGGTTTCTGTGATGTATGTGAACAATGAAACGGGCGCAATCAATAATGTAAGAGGAATCGGACGCCTTTGCAAAGAACATGGCGTGCTTTTTCATACCGACTGCGTTCAAGCGGCTGGATGCCATAAAATCGATGTGCGAGAAATGAAGTGTGATTTCGTCTCAATCTCGTCTCACAAAATTCATGGCTGCAAGGGCGTGGGTGCCTTGTTTGTCAGAGACAAGAGTGTTCTGTCTCCGATTATCTATGGAGGCGCCGAACAAGAATATGGGTTGCGCGGAGGTACAGAAAATGTTGCAGGAGTAGTTGGTTTCGGCGTGGCGGCAGAGATTGCTGCCAAGCAGCAAGCGGAGACCATAAGCACCGTTACATACTATAAAAAACGATTTTTCCAAAAGGTTTCCGATGTGCTCCGGGATAATCAAATGCGAGACATTCTAAAAGTCAACGGGCATTTGTCAAATGCCGGGAAGACACTGAATATCCGGTTTGATGATGTTGACGGTGAGACATTGGTTCTTATGTTGGATTCAAAGGGAATCTGCATTTCAGCCGGTTCTGCTTGCAGAAGCCACGAATCAGAACCAAGTCATGTCCTAAGAGCAATGGGATTAAAGCCGGATGAGGCGCGAGACTCTGTACGAATCTCGTTTTCGGATTTTAACAGCATCTTTGAAATTGATAACGCTGCAGAGACCGTAGCCGATGTAGTAGTCTTCCTGCGGAAAGGTTTGCAAGATGGGAATTAAGTATCCAAAAGGCGAAACGGTATGGGTATCATACTGCAATTTACAAAAAGAAACGGTTTGCATATTAACAAGCAAACCGTCGCGGGATTTCTACTATTTATATGAGGTTCTTTCGTCAGGAGAACTGAAAAAGCTTGGAAAAGCTCGTTCTCCTACAGAACTTGAGGAAAAGTTTGATGTAAAGGCACGGATGAGCCGCTAATCATCTTGAAAGTTTCGTAAAAATATGATATAATAAAATGTCAAGAAGGGCGTATGTGAAGCATGAGTAAAAACGAAGATTACGGTTTTGATACAGAATTTATGACCGATGAGGAGGTCGAGAAGATGCTCGACTCTATCGTCACATCCATTGGCGATGTGGCTTCTGACGATAATAGCAGGACTTCGGTTGTGAATGTATATAAAATGCAGCAAGTGTTGTATGTATATAAAGTCATGAAATATCTGGCGAAAGGGCAAAAAGGCGTAAAGGTTGACTGCAAGCTTCATACTCCGTATAACAGCATGGGGTATGTGAGTGTGGTTGGGAAGAAACTTGTCTTCCGTAAGCCGGAATGGTTTATGAAAGCGGTCGAATTATCGAATAATTTTGAGGTGTATCCTAAAACAAACGGAACCGTCCAGATGAATTTCACTTTTCATGGGCTTACGACACCGATTGAATAAAGGAGGATAATGCTATGGGTAGTTTTGTAAAATGTTTTGACACGGTTTCAATGGTCGTAGATGAGGCAACATCTCAGTTCGCACCGATTTGGAAAGAAAATAAAGAAAGCAAAAGAATTTTAGCTCAGTATTGTGGGGTTATTGATTCTCTGTCAGATGAGTTCGGCGGAGAATCGTTCGAGGTTGATGTAGATGATATCAAGATGACTATCACCATCAGATTAGAGTGTCAGGATATGACGCTGGAATCTCAAAAGCATAAGTACTACGACCTTGCACAGAGAGCGCTGTCTTTTGGATTTTCGGTATCAGAGTCAGGGAATCTGGTCGTCGAATTTGTGTTCCCGAGTATTTGGGAAAGAGCTGTTTGATTGGAGGAATCCAATGAACAATAAACGACGCGATGTTCTTAAACGTGCTTTGAATTTACTCGAAAATGCGTCAGGGCTTGTCAATCAGATTCTTGATGAAGAACAGGACAGTCTTGATAACACACCGGAAAATTTGATGGAAAGCGACCAGTATCAGAAAAGAGAAGCTGCCGTTGAGAGACTCGAAGAGGCTGTTGAACAAATAGAGGAAGCGAAGAGCAGTGTAGAAGCGGCGGCAGAATAGGGAGTTTATTATGTTTGAGTTTTTTATTGCTCTGTTTGGAGGCTCTTTTTGGGGAGCAAAACTTCATTCAGAGAAGAAGCAACTAAAGGCTTACGATAAGAAATATGCTGATTCAATGGCGGCATACAAGTCTGGGCTTGCGAAGTGGGAAAGTCGGGTCGTTGACCTAAATCTTGAAAACGAATTGTCAAGAAGATTACAAGAAGAACCCGAATTCTATGCAGCGACGATTCAAGAAATGAAGGATTGCTTTGGTGATATGTTCATCGACCGCATCATCAATGGCTATCGCGCTACGGATTATTCCACAACTGCACTTAGGTACTTACTTGCGAAGCGAGGTAAATTGAGGTTGGGTGATGCAGGCTCATATGGCATAGGAATCTTAGGCGCACAGAAGGACAGTACCATAGATATGCGCAGGTGGGAGAAAGAGGTCAATTTTATCAAATGGATTGATTTAGAACTTCAGAAAAACGGCGTTGGCACAGAGTTAAAGTTCAGAGACGGTAGCACTGTGCCCGGAGTCGAAAAAGACCTTTGCGAAATGCAGCAATATGCAGGTGGTGCCTTGTTCTGGGGCAATGCGGCATATTCAACATACACACAAGAAATACAACCGACAGCAGAGGAAGAAAAGGAAGAATCACTTCGTGGGATGGTCGGTATATTTATTTTGATTGTCATGATTATTGCTATCGTTACCATCGTAAAGCTTTTTATTTAACAAGTATCACTCAAACAAATAATCCGGTAAATCCACTTTGTAGCCCAGCAGCACTCTGCCATAGCAACGAACTTCCGATGCGCTATCAGCGCTAACAAAAACATTTGTGTTTTTTAGTCTCGGGTTTGCAGAAACAAGAGTCAGATTCCTCTCATCGTCAACATAGTACTGTTTGCAATACATTGCACCATCAACACAAAATATACCAACATCTCCGACAGATAAGTCGCAGTCCTTTTTGACGTAGACAGTGTCGCCATCGTGAATATAGGGTGACATACTGTTGCCTTGAATTCCAACAGCAAAGTCTGCGTCAGCAGGGACTGTATCGTCCACGAGAATCATTTCAAAATCATCACCGTCCAAAGGCACAGAATAACCAGCAGCTGACGGTGTTGAGTATCTCGGGATATATCTGCTCGGGGATTTTTCCTTTTTAAGCGAGACAATCGGCTCAGTGATATTGGAAACTTTAGTTTCGGATTCAACACGGGATTTTTCCAAGAGGCAGATGGTTTCTACAGCCTTACGACCATGACGGTCAAGCATTCTATAATTGGACAACAGTATGGATTCTTGCTTGTTGAGCAAAATCGGCTCCTTTTCAGGCTCGCCACTTATGCCGAGAAGGTAGTCTGTCGAAACACCAAATAACGAAGCCAAAGCAATAATAGCTTTCATAGAAGGGGTTTTAGTGCCGCTTTCCCAACATCTTACACTTACTTCGGACACACCGAGTTTTTGGCTTACATATTTTTGAGTAAGATTTTTTTCAAATCGCAATGAACGAATTCTACTGCTGAGTTCCATGATTTATCCTCCGGAGACGATTTTCTTTTAATGGGTGGTTGACAACCGGGAAGTTTCGTGGTATCATTAAGACCGAAACAAAAGTTTAGCATAGATATGATAGCATAAACAAAAGTTTTTGTCAAGCGCTATCGCCAAAGTACACGGCGGTAAAAAGAAAACACCCCATCCGAAGATGGGGTGCCGGACACGCACCACAAAGCGACCAAACAATGTGATGCAACCATAGAGTCGTAGTGTATCTACAACCCGGATAGGTCGAATAACTGCAAACTACCTATCCTATTGTAGTATACCACAAAGATTTGAAAAAATCAATGGAGGAGTATCTACAAATGCAGAAAATATCCCTTAGCGAGTTCAGCAGGTGCTGTTCCGCAAAATCATACACAAGATTCATTTTATCTACGGACAATCAAGCTTGGGATAAAATTGATAACACGATGCGTATGGAATTTGAATTTAACTCCATTAGTGTCAGTTATAATCCAAATATAATTAGGCTGAGTCTCGGCAGTAATTATATGAGTTTTGAAAGAGTAAAATACATAAAAATCGAGGAATCTTCGATTCTCGGTACGGTATATACTATCGTTTGCGGTAATCCGTCAGTCAAAAGCGATGATTTTTATACCATCATAGCCCGCTGAAAAATTTTTTGAAGTAAATTTTATAATTATCTTGACAAAGGGGATTTTTTGTGCTATACTGTTGCCGTAAGATGAACTATGGCGAAAGGATGTGGCACCTTGAGTCTCCCTACTATCAGCGGCAGACAGCCCCAAATCGGGGATATTTACTTAATGCACTTCGGAGGAAGTGGAAACGAACAAAAAGGCTGGAGACCCAGATTGGTATTTCAAAACAATCTGGGAAATCGGTATAGCCCTAATATAATAGCATTACCCTTAACGAGTGCAATTAAAAAATCAAACCAACCCACCCATGTATTTATTCCGTCAAGAGGCACTGGGCTTGTAAAAGACAGTATGGTTCTTTGCGAAAATCCTGAATGTATGTCAAAGGAGAGAATCGGAAGCTACCTTACGACTTTACCGGAAGAATACATGAGTAAAATTGCGATTGCTAATTTATTGGCTTCATCAGCATTGTCTTATATTGACCCAGATATACTCCTTACAGTTTGGCAGAAGGCGTTAGCATTAAATGCGATAGCCTAATACATAGAAGGAGGTTAAGGCTATGTATAACGAAGAATTAAAAGCACGATTTGTTCAAGGATATACAAAAAGTATTTCGACTGCAAAGTTGTGCGAAACAATTTTTAACGCCATTGAACCATATGAAGTCCAGTGGGGTGCAGATTTATGTACCAGAAGCGCAGAGGAACTGCAGCCGGTAATTGAAAATATCACAGGGTTTCGTCTGAAGAGCAAGTGGAGTCGAATTATCATCCTAAAAGATTATGTGAAGTGGTGTATGACCGTTGCAAATGTCCCTAATGCTTGTGACGGAATGCTTCAAGTCAATTCTGCCGGGCTTGACAAAATCAAACAGCAAATGGTAGCAAGCCCTCTACATCTTCAAAAATATCTTGACCAACTATACGACGATGAATCCATGCATACAACAGACAACATTTATCGTTGCTATTATTGGCTTGCATATGGCGGTGTGGCAGAAGAGGACATCATCAAGATTAAATGCAAAGATGTCGATTTCTCGAACATGGTTGTTCACTATAATGGGACGGAAGTGCCGATATATCGGGAAGCAATACAGGCTTTTAAGAATTGCGTAGAATTAACGCAGTTTGTTTATAATCATCCCAACTATAACAAGACTGTTTGGAAAGATAGGGCAGAAGGAGATACTGTTGTCCGAGGTATTCGTTCAACGGCGTCTGTAAAATATCTTCGTGTTGAGCTATCCAGAAAGGCAAAATCGAAGGAAGAGCAGACTGGAATTCGCCTAAGTTACTATAGGGCATGGCTTTCAGGAATTTTTTATCGAGCTTATGAGCGAGAAGCTGTTGGAGAGACGCCGAATTTCAGGGCAGTCGCTTCAGCTCATATGGACGGGAAAGTTTATAAGCTCGACAGCGGTAGAAATACTGAGGAAGCGAAAAAAAGGCAGCTTGCAAAAGACTACATGAGCGACTATCAGAGATGGAAACTTGCATTTAAGATTTAGCTTCAAAAATGAGAACACCCGTGTTACGGGTTTCTCTTTACATATATCAACCTAATTAGAAAAACTGCAATATTGAGGTGTAGCCAAGCGGTAAGGCACAGGACTTTGACTCCTGCATTCGTCAGTTCAAATCTGACCACCTCAGCCAAGGCGAAAGCCTAAAAAAATTTAGTGAAAGGAGAATTTGGATGGATAACAAAGAACGGTTTATTTCTTTGTGCAGTACAGTAAACCGAGAGGGTATGGCAGAGTTAATGAAGTGGCTTGATGATAATGACTTCTACACTTGCCCTGCAAGCAGCAGATTTCATGGCGCGTATCCCGGCGGGTTATTAGAACACTCGCTGAATGTTTATGATGAGTTAAAACGACTTTTGAGTGTGTATCCGGAAATCAAGGTTTCCGAAGATAGTGTAGTCGTCGCAACTCTGTTTCACGACCTCTGTAAGGTGAATATGTATGCTACGGAGAAAAGAAATCGAAAAAACGAAAACGGTCAATGGGAAAGCTATGACGCATACACGATTAAGGAGAAGTTTTGCTATGGCGGACATGGCAGCAAGTCGGTTTTTCTTGTCCAACACTTTATTAAGCTTACTCCGGAAGAAGCTGTAGCAATCAATGCTCATATGAGCTGCTGGGATGGTAACACAAGTGTCGGAAATGCATACGAGCAATTCGCGTTTGCGTGGTTACTTCATGTAGCTGACGAGTCAGCGACCTACATCAAGGAGGGAAAGGTAAACTAATGGCAGAACAGTTAAATCTGGTTCAGAAACTTGCGAAAATTCGAGCAATTTCTGATGTGGTATCTAAAGAAAAGCGTGGCTACAACTACACATACGCGGATATCACGACCATTCTGGCGAATATTACAGCCGGAATGAAGAAGTACGGCGTGTCGTTAATCCCGTCGGTTGTACCGGGAACGGCAGAGGTTTCTCAGAATGTGGTTACAAACACGAAGTTTGATAAGACCGGCAAGGCTTATGACAGCACCGCAACCGAGATGTTGGTAAAAGCAGAAATGGTTTTCAAATGGGTAAACGATGAAAATCCGGAGGAGTTTATTGAGGTTCCGTGGTTTGTAACCGGTTCACAGACAGACCCCTCACAGGCATTTGGTTCCGGGCTGACCTATTGTACGAGATATTTTCTCTGCAATTATTTTCAGATTGCGCAGTCGGATTCAGATGTTGATACATATCGCAGCAAACAGAAGGCTGCAGAAGAGTCTGAGGATAAGGCTATCGCAGAAGAAATCATCAACGGTTTTGATACGCTTGTGAAACGGTTCCTTGCGGACAACTCCGATAAGGTTGATGAAGTTAAAAAGTTTATTTCCAAATACGCTAAGAACGCTAATTACCTTGCTATCAAAGAGCCGATGCTTGCGTCTAAGCTGCTTGCTGATTTCAAGGCAAAATACAAAGTGGAGGGTTGATTATGGGTTTTCGTAAAGAGGCATTTGCAACAATTTGGTCAGTAGAGTCCACATCGGATACGCTTACTAAGGCAAGGATTTCTATCAGCCGTAAGAACAAGCAGACCGGTGAGTATGATACCGACTTCAGTGGTTTTGTAAGTTTCGTCGGTAGCGCAGCGGCAAAGAAGGCTGCTGGACTTAAAGAAAAAGACCGCATCCGTCTTGGGGACGTGGATGTTACCAACAAGTACGACAAAGAGAAGAATGTCACCTATACAAACTACAAGATTTTCAGTTTTGAAACGCAAAATGAGATTGATGGAGCGTCGAGAAACGCTGAATCTCCTGAGCCGAAGAAACCGGTTGACGACGGTGAGGTTGACGACGACCGCCTGCCGTTTTAAGGGTGTTGTATGGGAGAAGTAAGCTATAGACCACTCATCGAAGAAATGGTTTGGAGCTATAGCCGAATCGAATCGTTTGAAGACTGCCCATATCGATGGTTTTTGAAGTATATTAGCAAGTGCTCGGAAGAACCTAAGTTTTATGCTTCGTTTGGGTCTTTTATGCACAAGCTGATTGAAATGTACTACAGAGGGCAACTTACAAAAGAGGATATGCTCACAAAGTATCTTACGGATTTTTCTAAGGAAGTTCAAGGCGTGAGACCTTCTGAAAGTATAACAAAGAACTACATCAGATGCGGGGCAGAATATCTGAGAAGTTTCCAACCATTAAATTTTGAGATGGTTGATGTTGAGAAAAGAGTCCGGTTCGACATAGACGGCATCCCGTTTATCGGGTATATTGATTATCTTGGCTTAAAAGACGGAAAATACTACATCGTTGATAATAAGTCACGGAATCTGCAACCCAGAAGTAAAAGGGCAAAGCCAACAGTTAAAGACAAAGAGCTTGATTCGATGCTTAAACAGCTATACATATACTCTGCGGCGATTAAACAAGAATATGGGGTGTTCCCAGAAGCGCTGTGCTTTAACTGCTTTAGAACAGGAACATTTATCGAAGAGCCTTTTAATGAAGAGGCATATCATTCGGCTATAGATTGGGCTAAGAACATGGTTGAGGATATCAAAAATACAGACGAGTTCTATCCCAATAGAGAGTTTTTCTCGTGTTACTATATTTGCGGCGTAAGCGGTGATTGTTGTTATGACCAACAAGCGCGGGAAGAAAGGAGGTTTAAGGTATGATGAGAGCAGAAGATATAAACAGTATCGAAAGTGAATCCGGCATTATTGCTTCGCTGATTCACAATCCAGAGCTTTCATTCTATTCCGAGTACTTACTTCCGAATCATTTTACAAACAAGGAGAATCGATGTGTGTACACGGCAATTTGTGACCTCGCCAGAAAGGGTATCACAACGATTGACCCGTATAATATCATCGAAGACCTGAATTCCTCAGAAGCTACAAGGAAATACGCCGATGAGCTTTCTGTGGATAAGCTACAGGAGCTCGTAGAGATGAGCGATGTTCTCGCAAGAAGCTCAGTAGAAGAATATAAAATGCTCGTCTCGAATGTTATGGATGCGGCATTTCGCAGAGATACATTCCAACGCCTTAAAGAATGTCAGGCGCTATGCTATGACCGTTCCGAAGAAAATGTAGAACAGAAAATTTACGCAGTCATAGATGATGTCATGACGGAATTCTCAACGGCTAATGAAGTCCCTCCATACAAGGATGTCATTGATGACTGTTGGGAAGAAATCAAGACGCGACAAGGAAATGGGTTCGCCGGTATCCCGTTTAAGTTCGCAGCTCTTAATGAGTATGCAACAATTGAGCCCGGTGAACTGTTCATTTTTGCGGCAGAGGCAAAGCAGGGAAAATCAATGATGCTTCTGAATTGCGCTATCGATTTATTAAAGAAAGACCTCGCCGTTTTATACTTGGATAGCGAGCTCAACACACGATTGTTTACTGCGAGAGTTCTCGCTCATCTTTCAGGTGTAGAATATAAGCGACTTACATCCGGAAATTATACCGAGGAAGAAGCAACCAAGATTGACAAGGCGAGAGAGTGGATGAAAACAAGAAAATTCACGCATATATACATTCCTATGTTTGACCAGCAAAGCATTTATACTGCAGTAAAGAAGGTTAAGCACACACAGGGACTTGACGTATTGATTGTTGATTATTTCAAAGGGTCGGGCGACGGTGACGCTTTTGATTCCTATCAGGAACTCGGCAGGTTTGTTGATATGGTGAAGAATCAGATTTGCGGCGAGATGGGAATTTGCGGAATCGGAGCCGCACAGGCAACTATCAATGGAAGGGTAGCGGATTCAGCCAAAATCGGGCGCAACGCCAGTACAATTGCCCTTATACAGGATAAGTCTCCGGAGGAAGTAGAAGCGGACGGCGCGGAATGCGGAAATAAAAAGCTGCGTGTAATTCTAAATCGAAACGGTATGCAGATGGCGCCCGGAGAATACATAGATTTGCTGTTTGACGGGAATCACATTCTTTACAAGGAAGCAAAACAGCACATTCCACAGAGTCCTTTTTAACAAATCAACCTAATTAAAAAATCTGCTATCGGAGGTGATGGTGTGGAGCTGGAAGATTTGATTGAATCAATCGATATCGTGGACTACATATCTCAATTTGTTGACCTCGAAGAGAAAAACGGAGAATATTGGGGGTTAAGTCCGTTTAAGGATGAAAAAACACCATCATTTTCCGTTAGGAGAGAAACAAATAGTTTCTATGATTTTTCAAGCGGCATTGGCGGCAATGTTTTCACATTCGTGAGGTTTTACAATCATTGCACAAATGCTGAAGCGGTAAGCATTCTCAAAAAATTTGCTGGCTACGATGGTGAAACGGTTGTTCCGAGGAAGAAGATGGCGGCAACATTGATTTGCAAACGTTTCAAACCACAGAAGACACAAAAGAAAACCAGCGGGGGAACGATTTATCCCGATAACTGCATGGAGAAGTATGAAAAACGCGAAGATAAGCTCGCCGTATGGGAGCACGAAGGCATCTCAAAAGAATCCTTGGACAAATACCAAGTGTATTATGACAGCTTCTCGGATAGGCTTGTTTACCCGATACGAAATATCTCTGGAAGGATTGTAAATATCGGTGGAAGAACGCTTGACCCGGAATGGAAAGAAAAGAAATTGCGGAAATATACCTACTTTTCGGGCTGGGGAGAGATGGATGTAATCTATGGTCTTTTTGAAAACATGGATGCCATTCTTTCTGCACACGAAGTTATCCTTTTTGAGGGCTGTAAATCCGTGCTCTTGGCGAATACTTTGGGCATTCACAATACAGGCGCTCTTCTGACTTCTCACCTCAATCCGCAGCAGTTAAAAATACTTGTGCGACTTGGTGTCAGAGTTGTATTTGCTCTTGATAAAGATGTTAGGGTAAGAGACGACCATAATATCAGCAAGTTAAAGCAGTATGTAAACACATTTTATCTCTGGGATAGAGAAGATTTGCTTGACGAGAAAGACGCGCCTGTAGATAAAGGGCAAGAGGTTTTCAAAAGGCTATATGAACAAAGGATTAGATACAGGTAAAACACCGAATACAAGTGAGGTGAAAGCGCTTGGAAATTATAAATACGATAATCTACACACTGGGGCAGGGATTTTGCTTCAATATATTACTTCCGGTTTGGTATTTAATAATGAAACTCACGGGAGTAGCTTGAGTAGGAAGGAGGTGCTTCCGCTATAGGAAACTATATTATGTACCACTGTCACACGGAGCTGAGTTTGCTGGATAGCTGCACTAAGTATCAGGACTATGTTGATTTGGCGGTTAAAAACGGTCAAAAGGCATTATCAATCAGCGAGCACGGTAAACCTCTGAACTGGACAGAAAAATGGAACGCTTGTAAACAGGCGGGAATACGATATATCCATTCGGTTGAGATATATCTGACGGAGTCGCTCAAGGAGAAAGTTCGTGACAATTACCATACCGTCCTTATGGCTCGGAACATGGACGGACTTCGCGAACTGAACGCGCTCGTAAGTTTGTCGTGTGACAAAGACCACTTTTACTATACCAACAGGCTTTCATTCGATGAGTTCCTTGGTATTTCAAAGAATATTATTACCACAAGCGCTTGCTTGGCTTCTCCGCTTAATAAGTTAGACGAGAGCCACCCACGGTATATGGAGCTGGCGAGAAAGTATGACTTTCTCGAAGTGCAGGCGCACAATCATCCAGAGCAGATTGAGTTTAATAAAAGGCTTGTAAAGCTCGCAAAGCAGCTTGGAAAACCGCTTATTGCCGGAACAGACACGCATAGTTCCAGCAAATACAAAGCGGAGTGCAGAGCGGTTCTTTTAGCGGCAAAGCATAAGTCATACGGTGACGAAGACGCCTTTGATTTGACATATAAAACATACGACGAACTCGTGGAAATGTTCCGAACGCAGGGAGCCCTAACGGAGAATGAGTACTTAGAAGCGATTGAAAATACGAATCGGCTTTACGATATGACAGAAGATATCGAGTTGGACACATCTATTAAGTACCCCATCCTATATGGTACAAGAGAGGCAGACTCGGAGAAGTTTACAGAAACGGTTGAAAGAAAATTCAAAGAGAAGCTTGAAACCGGTGTAATTCCGGCAAGTCAAGAGGCTGCGTTCCGTACCGCAATCGAAGAGGAAATGCGAGTTTTTCGGAAGCTTAAAATGGATGGGTTTATGCTCTCCATGTCCGAACTGATTAGCTGGTGCAAAGAGCAGGGAATGGCAATTGGTACGGCGAGAGGCTCAGTCGGTGGTTCCAGAGTGGCGTATATCACTGATATCATCGACTTGAATCCGGAAACTTGGCAAACTGTTTTCTCAAGATTCTGTAATGAAGACCGTGTTGAAATCGGAGATATCGATATAGACTGCGTTGAATCTGACAGACCCGCAATTTTCAAACACATTACAGACCGATTCGGGAAGGACAAAACGGCGCGAGTTGCATCCTTTGGCACAATGCAATCAAAAGGAGTGATTGATGACGTCGGGCGAAGTCTCGCTATCAAATGGGAGAAATCGAACCCCGGCAGACCAAACGGGGATAACCCTTGGTCATTATCCAACATCGCTCGTATCAAAACCGAGTTTGAGGCGAATGAAGATAAGACGAAAAAGAAATACCCCGAGCTGTTTTACTATTATGATGGCTTAATTGATACGAAGATTTCGCAGTCGGTACATCCTGCCGGTATGGTCATCAGCCCGATTACGCTCGTCGATAATTTCGGTGTCTTTGATAAAGACGACGAGAACTGCTTAATGCTGGATATGGAAAACATTCACGACTTCACAGGGCTCGCAAAATACGACTTCCTTATCCTAAAGACCGTGCAGGTGATTCGTGATACCTGTCGATATCTGAATAAACCATATCCTAAGACGCACGAAATCGACTGGAATGATAAAGAAGTATGGGCAGATATGATTCGCAACCCATCAGGCATATTCCAGTTTGAAGGAGCGTTTGCTTTCGAGAGCTTAAAGAAATTTGTGCCTCAAAGCATTTTCGATATGTCAATCGTTACGGCTTGTATTAGACCGTCCGGTTCTTCATATAGAGATGTCCTCCTTGCAAGGCAAGTACATAAGAACCCGTCGGAAATGATTGATGATTTGCTCCGAGATAATCTCGGGTATCTAATTTACCAAGAAGATACGATTAAGTTTCTTCAGCAGATTTGCGGTTTGTCCGGAAGTGAAGCTGACAACATCAGACGAGCAATCGGACGAAAGCAAAAGGAAAGACTGGACAAGGCTATGCCGTCCATTCTTGAAGGGTACTGCAATAAATCTCCAAAGCCAAGGGCTGAAGCAGAGCAAGAGGCAAAAGAGTTTCTTCAGATTATTGAGGACAGTGCCAGTTATCAGTTCGGCTACAATCACTCCGTAGCTTATTGCCTTCTCGGTTATTTGTGTGCTTACTACCGGTATTACCACCCGATTGAGTTTATCACTTCATTTCTTAACAACGCCGCTAACGAAGATGACATTCGCAATGGTACGGCATATGCAAATCGGGTTGGTATTAAAATCACGATGCCAAAGTGGGGCTTATCTAAGAGTGAATACTTCTTTGACAAAGACAAAAACATTATTGCCAAAGGGCTTTCCTCTATCAAATATATGAGTTCCGGCATTGCCGAAGAATTGTATGGTCTTGCACACGAAAAATCACATCGCAGATTTGTTGATATTCTTCGAGACCTTGACCAAAAGACATCGCTTAACACGAGACAGCTTGATATTTTGATTAAGATAGATTTCTTCTCCGATTTTGGAAATCAGAGAGAGCTACTGCGAATTACGGATTTGTATTACGAGACATTTAAGAGAGGTCAGGCAAAGAAAATCAGTAAGGATAAGGTTGACGGCACGCCTCTTGAAGCAATCGTAAGTAAATATGCTGTCGGTGTTACAAAATCAGGGGGAGTAGCTAAGAGCTATACATTGCTGGATATCGACTCTATTTTGAACGAGGCAGAAGACGCAGTGATGGCATTACATATGGACGACCTGAGCGACCTACTTAAAGTAAGAAACTTTGCCGACGTTATGGGCTATGTGGGATATGTTTCAGGTAAGGAAGAAGACCGCAGAAAGCTTTATATTCTTGATGTGTACCCCTTGGTTCGTCGGAAAGACAATAAGCAATTCGGGTACTCCGTCATTACTAAATCTATAGGAAGCGGGAAAGAAGGAAGATTCACCGTGGTAAATAAGCTATATGACGAAACACCGATTAGTAAAGGAGATATTGTGTACTGTAAAAGCTTTGAGCGAAACGGGCAGTATTTCAGACTTACCGGTTATGACAAAGTCTATTAAAAGGAGTTAGCGATGGACAAACTGACATATGATTCGCTTGCTGAGGTTTTCAAGCAATGCCACAGTAAACCGAATTATGCAGCCGGAATTTTTATTCCGGATTATAGACGCCAAAAAGAGTTTGCGGATGAAATGATGCAACTGATACGTTCAGATGCACTTCGCGGAGCAAGGATTTGCAACAACCCAATGGATTTCACATCAAAGATTCTTTTTGAGAATGGCAGCTACATTACAACCAATGTATACGACAGCGACGTTGAATTTAATTCTCTGCTTTACGATGGCTTGTGTGTATCCGATGAGACATTAAAGAATCTCGGCGCAACCGTGGTGCCGTATGGCTGGTTTGCAAGTGACACCGAAGATGAAAGCTCATTAAACGATTTCCTTAGTAGTTTCAAAATCACATAAAAGTGTTTATAAAACTACGCTTTTATATTCGTATAGAAAGGAGGACGGTTAATGGCTAAAGAAATCATCTGCAATAAATGCGGAAAGAAATTTGATTTCTGGGACACGCAGGAGGACTTCTCAATTGAGAGGAGCTTGGGTTACGGAACGAAATATGATGGTTCAACCCTCGAACTCGCCCTGTGTTGCGAATGCATGGAGAAGCTCATTGAAGAGTGCGTTATTTCTCCAATATCAGATAATACATAACACAAATCAAAAATGGAAGGAGGCGATTTTATCAAGTCAAGTACTCGATATAATATTGCTGCATTGGGCGTGGTAATTCTTCTTGTCTTACTTGCTTCGAGAGTTTTAGCAGATAAAAGGCAGCTTGCTGCGGATACATCCACATTTGAAACATATTCCGAAACAACAATTATTTCTGATTGCTCTTCGGAGACGGAAGCCGTGACAGAAGAAAGCCAGCCCACCACAGAAACAACGAGCGCTACCAGTGCGAACGCCACCACAACTAACTCGGAGAGCGATAAGCACACCGTTATTTATTATACAGACAACGACGCAGTTGATATAGCGAAAGTTTTGTACAGGGAATGCCGAGGTGTCCCGAGCGTTACCGAGCAGGCGTGTGTAGCGTGGACAATTCTAAATAGAGTTGATAACAATAATGCATCCATCCACGATGTTGTTTCGTCACCACATCAGTTTGCGTTTTCTGAAAACACACCAGTTGATGAAACGCTCCTGAACCTTGCTTATGATGTCCTTGAACGTTGGAATAGTGAGAAAAACGGTGAAACAAATGTTGGCAGAGTCCTGCCGGAGTCTTATCTCTGGTTTGAAGGACACAGCGGTCACAACTATTTTAGAAACCGATATGACGGCGATTTTACCGTATGGAGCTATTCTTTAGAAAGCCCATACGAAAGTTAATATGTCGTATCAAGATAATTAAAAAATATGCAAAGGAGCGAATATATGAATCCAAGAGACGCTTGCGAAGTCGCGTATCAGAATGGTTATGCTCAGGGGCTGCTTGATAGCGGTGTTCACCGCGTTGAAAGTTGCGAATGCGTTTCCAATGCGAAAGTCTTCGGGTTAGAAGACAGTATTCGCGGAGCTAAATTCCCTATGTCAACGGATGTAAGCAAACTTAACACAGAGATGACCGATGGAATTAAGGCTTTAGCGCAGAGTAAAAAGGGAGAAGGGCATGACCAATGGCTCACGGGAGTGATTGTCCAGTTTGACCTAACGTTTTCAAATAAAGCGTGGGTTGAAGCAGAACGTTATAGTTTTCTCGATTTCGTAAGTTCACAAAGTACAATGCATAGGATTTCAAGGTTTAACTTTGAAAAGGTGTATAACGAGTTTGTTGATGATAGGATTATCGAGATTATCAAAGAAAAGGTTGAACGGTATAACGATTATTGCGCCTCGATTGCCACCGGGCTGACGCCGCAGAGCGTAGAATGTCAGCAAGCCATTGAAGCCAAGAAAAAAGAATTATACCTTGATATCTTATATAACAACCCGGCTGGTTGCCAAATCACTGCGAGAATGTCAACAAACTATCGACAGCTGAAAACAATTTATTCTCAGCGAAAAAATCACAGGCTGCCTGAGTGGCGGACATTCTGTAAATGGATTGAGACATTACCCATGAGTGAGCTGATTACGGGCAACGATAAGGGGTGAGCGCTACGAAGAGTAGGATACAGAACCCATATCGCATGAAACAGCTAATCGACTTTCAGGGGCTTGATGTAGATGGTTATATCTATCCAACTGATATCGATGGGTTAATTGAGTATAAAGACTCAGAATACATAATCTTTGAAATTAAATATGGCGGCGCAGAAGTGCCTGTCGGTCAAAAACTTGCGCTTCAAAGAATGGTAGATGACTTTACTAAGGTCGGTAAACAGGCGGTAGCGCTTGTCTGTGAGCACACAGTACACGATGCAGAAAAACCTGTTATAGCCGCTTGGTGCAAGGTGCGCGAAATATATTACGGCAAGGAGAAACAATGGCGAGCGCCCGATTCCGAGATAACCGTAAGAGAAGCCGTCGATAACTTTCAAAGATATTCAAGGCTTGTAGCCGACACAACGAGAGGAGATGATGAGGTTTGAAGGTAATCTTAATTTCTGGCAAAGCACAAAACGGCAAAGACACGGTAGCAGCATATATGAGAGAAAAACTGACAGAAGATAAACACCGTGTTTTGATTACACATTATGCGGACTTGCTCAAATATATCTGTCGCAGTTATTTTGGCTGGGACGGAGTGAAGGACGAGAAGGGACGCAAAATGTTACAGTACGTTGGTACTGATGTTATTAGGAAAGAAAACCCGAGCTTATGGGTGGATTTCGTGGCGCTTATGCTGAAATACTTCCACGAAAACTGGGACTATGTTATTATCCCTGACTGCCGGTTTCCTAATGAGGTATCCACAATGCGAGATAGTGGGTTTGACACCTTATATCTGCGCGTTATCAGAAGCAATTTTGCCAGCCCTCTTACAGAAGAGCAGCAGAAACATCCGTCAGAGACAGCCCTTGACGGGTACGACGCTGACTACTGTATTGATAACAACGGAACGCTTTCGGAGTTAAAAACGAAAGTCGATAATTGGATTAAGGAGAGTTTATATGAACACAAATCATAAGGGTTATTACGACATTGACATCGATATCGAAAAGGCACTGCTTGATAGTGGAATGGTTGATGAAATCTTCTACTTGAAAGACCTTAAACAGCGAAAGCTTTTCCTGAATACCGATGTCGAACAACTCTCCGTCGGAGAAATCGTAAAACACATCATGCAGTATAACAAAGAGGACATCGGTATTGAGCCCGACAAGAGAACTCCAATCATTCTGTATGTATCTTCCAATGGAGGCGAAGTCGATTCCGGATTTGAACTTATTGATGTGATTATGGCAAGTAAGACACCTGTTTTTACTGTCAATCTCGGATATCAGTACAGCATGGGCTTTTTAATCGGTCTTGCCGGAACCAAGAGATTTGCTATGCGCAACGCAAAGTTCCTTATGCATGACGGTTCAAACTTTGTATATAACTCGGGAGCGAAAGCGCAAGACCAGATGGAATTTCAGCGCCGCGTAGAAGACAGGATTAAGCAGTACATCCTCTCCCGAAGCAAGATTACAAGCAAGGAATACGACAGTAAACTTAGAGTTGAGTGGTACCTCTTTGCGGATGAAGCTAAGGACAAGGGATTCTGCGATTACATTATCGGAGACGACTGCGACATCGATGAGGTGATTTAAGGGAGGTTCCTATGGACGAATATCTTGGCTTTAAGGAAGTTGTCTTATCCGATGATGAAATCAACTCAATTTTCCAAAATGATACGGCAAACACCTTTAACTGCCTCCCTAATCAGTACCTGATTGCAAAGGACGGTTGCGACAATATCCTCGAGTTAATGAGGTGTACGGGAGATAAGATGGTCAAAGTACCGTACAAAACCATCAACAGTAGGTTTTTAGGGAAAGTTAAGCCGCGAAATACTCAGCAGCAGCTTGCAATCGATATGCTTTACAACAGCGATATTACCGTCAAGGTAATTGCAGGCAAGTTCGGAACGGGTAAAGACTTCTTGATGTGCTCTGCGGCAATCGACCTTCTTGAACACAACAAATTTGAAAAAATCGTTTATGTTCGGAACAATATTGAGGTTAAAAACTCAAAACCCATCGGATATCTTCCCGGTTCATACAATGAAAAGCTCCTTCCGTTCGCAATGCCGCTGGCAGACCATTTAGGAGGAACTGACGGTTTAAGTTTAATGGTCGGACACGGTCAGATTGAGATTGTCCACCTCGGATTTATCAGAGGTCGTGACATTAAGAACTCAATTATCCTTTGCTCCGAGGCAGAAAACATGACAAAGGAGCATATCCAGCTACTTCTCGGGCGAGTTGGAGAAGGGTCTGCGCTCTGGATTAACGGTGATTTTAAGCAGTGTGATGCAGAGGTTTTCAGACAGAATAGCGGGCTTATGGCTGCTGTTGATAAGCTTAAGGGACATCCGAGATTTGGATATGTGAAACTATTAAAGACAGAGAGGAGCGAGACGGCAGCTATGGCTGACCTGTTGGATTAAAAAAATGAACAAACTCACGGTTCTTGTGGATATGGACGACACGCTCGAAAATCTTTGTGAAACGTGGGTTGAATATCTGAACGAGAGGCACGGTACCAATGTACATATCGATGATGTGAAAGAATGGGATATGACAAAAGCATTCCCGACGCTTTCAAAAACCGAGCTTTTCGCACCATTGTACGAAGAAGAGTTATGGAAGAGGGTAAAACCTCTTCCGGACTCGGTCGAATATGTAAAAAGACTGCTTGATGACGGACACAAGGTTATCGTTGTGACGGCATCGCACCAAGATACTGTTGCGTATAAGCTCAACAATGTTTTGTTCAGGTATTTTCCGTTTCTCACCACAAACGACGTGGTTGTCGCATATCAAAAACAACTTATCAGGGGAGACGTTCTAATTGATGACGCCCCTCACAATCTTATCGGAGGGGAATATAAAGGAATTCTGATGAATGCCCCTCATAACAAACAATTTGACGCAAAAGCTGCTGGCTTTGTAAGGGTTGCGAATTGGGAAGAGGCTTACAATGCGGTACGCAATATTGCAGAAGAGAGGTGAACGATATTTACATCTTATATTCAACAGGATGCCCCAAATGCGAGGTCTTAAAGAAAAAGCTCGCCGAAAAAGGTGTCCAGTACACAGAAAATAACTCAGTGGACGAGATGTTAAAGCTCGGCATTGAAGCAGTCCCGGTCTTAAAGGTGAACGACCGACTCCTTGATTTTAAGGAAGCGGTTGACTGGGTAAATAAACAGTAAGGAGACGGCAAATGAACATTCCATTAAAGATGAATAGAGATTTTGAAAAGGCTATGCAGTCGATGCTTGAGAAATACGGGGAGGATTTCGAGTTCCTTAACGGATTCCACGAAACACAGTTGAATTTCTCGGACTTTATCGATAGCTTTGTTGACAAAAAGGTTGCAGACGTAACGATTGACGCAAACGCCAATGCGTCGAACAAGGATATTCGCAGTCTTATCAATGAAAAAGGGAAGTCTCTTGATAAGCTGTTTGCTTTCAATAAGATTTTTTACGAACTCAAGAAGAAATACAACCTCAAAACAGCAAAAGAGTGGCTCGAATGCGAACATAATGGTGCTTTTTATCTGCACGACGCATCATCGGCAACATATTTACCGTATTGTTACGCATACGACCTCACCAGACTTGCAACAGAGGGCTTATTCTTCCTTAAAAACTACAATAATCAGCCCCCGAAACACCTTACAACGTTTATTGACGACGTAATCGAGTACATTAGCTACATGAGTAACCGGAGTTCCGGCGCTGTGGGCATCCCCAATGTGCTTATTTGGACTTATTACTTCTGGAAACACGATTGTGAGACCGGTTTTTATATCAAGGACAAAGACTATTACATCAAACAGTCTTTCCAGAAGCTGATTTACCGTCTAAACCAACCGTTTATGCGCATCGACCAGACTGCATTCGTCAACGTATCGATTTTTGACCGTAACTATATCGAGTCTTTGTTCGGCGGTGTTCAATACCCCGACGGAACCTATGTAATCGACTGCGTGGACGAGCTTATTGAACATCAGAAACTGTTTATGGAAGTGGTTTCGCAGATTCGCAGTGAAAATATGTTTACATTCCCCGTCCTGACATACTCGCTGCTTTATAAAGACGGCAAATTTGTTGATGAGGATTTCGCACGCTGGTGTTCAGACCACAACACAAAATGGAATGACAGCAATTTCTTCGTAAGCGGAGATGTTACGACTCTTAGTAACTGTTGCCGACTGCTTTCCGATACATCCAAGCTCAGCGGTTTTATCAATTCAATCGGCGGTACGGCGCTCTCCATTGGTTCCGTGAAAGTCAACACGATTAACCTTATGAGAATTGCGCTCGAAACGGAGTGTGACGAAAAGAAGTACCTCGCATTGCTCAAAAAGCGAGCAATGCTGTGCTGCAAGACACTGGATGTCGTAAGACATATTATGCGTCGCAATATTGAAAAGGGTCTTCTCCCGAACTATCAGGACGGCGCGGTTGAAATGGATAAACAGTATTGCACTATGGGTATTCTCGGTCTCTTCGAGGTCATCGAAGCATTCGGATATACCAAAGTTGACGAGCTGGGTTATACCTACTACACGGATGAAGGAATTGAACTTGCCTGCAAAATCTTTGATGTGTTAAACGAGGTCAAGGACGGTTTTACAACGGAGTATTCGTTCAACATCGAGTCTGTTCCTGCAGAGCGTGCAGCGTGTATTCTCTGTCAGAAAGACAACGCGCTGTTTGACCTGAATGATAAGTTCATTTACTCAAATCAGTGGATTCCGCTTTCAACAAAATGCACCATCAAAGAGAAACTGCGTCTCAGCGCCATTCTTGATGAAAAGTGCAGTGGCGGCAGTATCGCACATATCAATCTCGAAGCCAATTTCCCGAACAATGATATGGCGTGGGAAATGCTGAATAAGATTGCTCAGGCTGGCGTAATTTACTTTGCGTTTAATACAAGAATCAACGAGTGCAAGAACCACCACGGTTTCGTGGGAACGGATATCTGCCCGAATTGCGGTGAGCCCGTTTTTGATACATACCAGCGCATTGTTGGTTATCTTGTACCTACCAGAGCTTATTCCAAAGACCGTTTCAGAGAGTTCAACACACGGAAGTGGTATGAGTATGCGGAGATGCTAAAAGAATGATTGTTAAAACAATTGTGGACGAGGATTTCGTGAATTACAAGGTTCCATCCATGTATATTGGTACGGCGTATTGCGACGGAAAATGCTGCCGAGAAGCCGGAATTCCGTTGTCTGTCTGCCAGAACGATGCGTGGCGCGGTAGCGCCACCATCGCAATGGATGACGATAATATTATCCAGAGATATCTATCAAACGATATTACAAAGGCTCTTTGCTTCGCGGGTCTGGAACCGTTTGAACAGTTTGACGAGTTGCTGCGCCTCGTGTCGAAGCTTCGCACGGAGTATCACTGTAATGATACCGTGGTCATTTACACGGGATACGATTTGACAGAGATTATGCCCGAGGTTGATACGCTAAAAAAGTTTGAGAATATCATTATTAAGTTCGGGCGATATGTCCCCAACCAGTCAAAACATTTTGATGAGGTCTTGGGTGTATATCTGGCTTCCGATAACCAGTATGCAGAAAGAATCAGTTAAGGAGAATACATATGGATAACAAACTTACAATTTCTTTTGGACTCGTTGATGAGTTCGGAAACGAGTATTCGGCAACATCGAAAACAGAAACCTTTGAAGACCTTGGCGTTGGCGATATTGAGACAATCGGGGAGCAGCTCAACAACTTCCTCAGACAGTGCGGTTATGTCAGAAAGAACAATTATATCTTTATGGACGATGTAAACGAGGATGAGTATGAGGCAATTGCCGATTTCCTTGCGGACTATCGCCGTGAGCGTGAGAAAGTGGTGGATAGAGAATGATTAGTGTATGGAATCTACTCTGGATTGTCCCACTTTCATGTTTATTCGGTTTTTGGTTAGCAGCGCTGCTTGTAGCATCCGAAGATGACGATATGGAGGAATGATAATGAATATTTCCCTTACAATTTCCCAGATTGAAAATCTCAAAGAATTTATTGAATTTGAGTTCATCGGCTCTATCCGAGACGATGAGGATATCGATAATATCGACTACATTGTAGATATGATGGATACATACAAAAAACTGAAAGAGGCGCTGGCGAATAGTAATTCAGAAGAATTAGTGCATAGCCCGTATACGGACATCGGAACATCCAGCGTCACTACCTCAGAGGAATACTATACTAACGGAGGTTTACAATGACCATTAGACAAAACCCGGACAGGGATTACGCAAAGGAAGTGCGTGATAAGCTGAAAAGTAATGGCGGATACTGCCCGTGCAGACTTGAAAAAACAGCGGACACCAAATGTATGTGTAAGGAATTTCGAGAGCAGATTGAACGAAATGAACCCGGTTATTGCCATTGTGGGCTCTACCGTATTGAGAAGGACTGAGTATGCGCAGATTATTTATTATGCGTAAAGACCTGAATATGTCCGTCGGTAAGCTCTTAGCTCAAACCTGTCACTGTGCAGAAGCATATTGGACGCGCGGGCTTAGAGCAAACGCAAAGCCAATAGACGACGCCAGAGGATATATTGCCAGCATCGAAATTCCCAAGGATGTGTATGAGCAGTATGTGTGCGGTATGTTCGTAAAGACCGTATGTGAGGCAAGAAATAAGAACCACCTACTTAAAGCCAAAACAATTGCAGAGGAAATGGGGCTTGTAGAGGGCGTGGATTTTGGTCTCATATACGATAAATGCTTAACAGAACTTGTTCCCGAGGAAGAGGACGGTACAACGCTGACAGGAATTTGGCTTGCACCGCTTGATGACGAGCGGGCTCACGCAATCAGCAAGAAATATCAATTATATAAATAAGAAAGGGTTATACATATGACTATCAATTTTATGAAGGTAGATGACAAAGCTATTACGCCTACACGCGGAAGCGCCTACGCCGCAGGATTTGACTTATACGCCCGTACCAAAACGGGGGCACAACGTATTCCTGCAGGTAAAACAGAAAAAATCGGAACCGGAATTTGTGTTGAAATCCCTGATGGGTACTTCGGAGCAATTTTCGCAAGAAGCGGGCTGGCTACTAACCGAGGCTTACGTCCCGCAAATTGCGTCGGAGTTATTGATTCCGACTACAGGGGAGAGGTTATCGTAGCTCTCCATAACGATACGGATGCCTGTGAGTCTATTCACGAGGGAGACCGTATTGCACAGCTTGTTATTATCCCGTATCTGCCTGTAATCCTCAGAGAGGTTGAGAAGCTGACAGATACCGACAGAGGCACTGGTGGCTTCGGTAGTACCGGTGTTTCAAGCGAGCCGGAGTATGAACAGCTCTCCTTGTTTTAATCTGAATTGTTTAAGCAAGGGGGTGGTGTAAATACAGGATAAGTACACAATAGAGCAACATAGTGCCAATCATTGCGGTACAGTTTTCGTTGTTGTGAATCATACTCCCAATATACATAACGAAGACAGAACAGAAGTGAAGAGAAATATCGAAGAACGCTTGTATTCTGTTTTCAGTAAATATACCACAGCGAAGCATTAAAGCGAAGGCTGCCATTGTTATGATGGCAGCCTTATTTTTTAGGAGACGAGAGTATGGATTTAATTTATGCAAGACAATCAGTCGATAAAGAGGACAGTATCTCTATCGAAAGTCAAATTGAATTATGCCTGAGAGAGAACACATCGGGCGAACATAAAATCTTCAAGGATAAGGGATATAGCGGAAAGAACACCGAAAGACCGGCGTTTCAGGAAATGATGTCGTGGATACGCAGGGGTGGGGTAGAGCGCGTTATTGTTTATCGCCTTGACCGAATTAGCAGGTCGGTTCTTGACTTTGCCGGACTTATCAATGAGTTTCAAAGATACGGGGTGGAATTCGTTTCTATTACAGAACGGTTCGATACCTCAACGCCCATCGGAAAAGCTATGCTAATGATTGTTATGATTTTTGCGCAGCTCGAAAGAGAGACGATACAGCAGCGGGTTATTGACGCATACAAGTCCAGAAGCCGCAAGGGGTTCTATATGGGCGGGCGTGTTCCATACGCATTTAAGCTCAAAGGGATTGTTATGGATGGCATTAAGACGAGTATGTACGAGGCTATCCCAGAAGAAATTGAGGTTGTAAAACTGATATATTCGCTGTATTCAGAGCCGCAAACATCGTTTTCGGATGTTATGAAATACCTCAAAGACAACAATATCAAAAACAGTTCTGGAAAAGCATTCAGCCGAAACAGAATCAGGGATATCGTGACAAACCCGATTTACGTCAAAGCTGACGATAGAATCTTTGAATTCTTCCAAGAGCAGGGCGCTGAAATCGTAAATGATATATCGCAGTTCATCGGAACAAACGGTGCGTATTTCTACACGGGGGATAAGACGCTAAAGAGAAAGGCGATATCCATTCTCGGTCATGTTCTTGTGCTTGCCCCGAGCGAGGGATGTGTGGACTCGGATACATGGTTAAAGTGCCGCACCAAATGCCTGAACGTGCGTCAAATGGCAAAACCGGTAAAGGCGAAAAATACATGGTTGGCTGGTAAGATTAAGTGTATGAACTGCGGATATTCACTCTCGTTGAGAGAAAACAAGCGAAAGAGGAAAGAAAGCTCACGGTATTATGTGTGCTCCAGAAAATATGTTGCTATGGACTGCGACGGAATTGGCGCTGTACCAGCCGAAAAGGTCGAAGACATTGTGTTCTTTGAAATGCGCGAAAAGCTAAAAGAGTTCGGGGAGCTGCAACTTCACGAAAAGCCTGAATCCACTCTGCAACTCACAAAGTTAAAGGTACGCGCAGACCAGATTGAAAAAGAAATTGATACCCTCGTTGAAAAGATACCGACTGCCAGTAAGGCAACGATGGGGTATATCAATAAAAAGATAGACGAGCTCGACGAAGAGCATTCTCGCCTAAAGAAAGAAATTGCCGATATGTCGGCTGACATATACGGCAAAAAAGATGTTGGGGTTATTAAAAACTATTTGAACAACTGGGAGTCAATTAGCATCTCAGATAAGATAACTGTTGTGGACGCTATAATTGAATCCGTGCGTGTCAATCAAGACACTGTTGACATTGTGTGGAAGATATAAAAAGCGTTGTATGCTGATTGTTTTGTTAAAGCAATACAATCAGGTTACAACGGATTTTCGTCCCGAATATTGCATACTTTTCGGGACAATACATAACGGCATATTCCCTTGTGCCACAACTGAATTAAAAGATAATGTTCGTAATT